CTAGCAGCACCACTAGCACCACTAGCACCAGCACCAGCACAACTACAACTAAAACCAGCAGTACCTGCAAAATCAGACCAAGTATTAGCAGCAAAGCAAAAACAAAAAGAAGCGCAAGCAGCAGCAAAGCAAAAACAAAAAGAAGCAGAAGCAGCAGCAAAAGCAAACGCAAACAAATATAGTGTGCAAGGCATTGTTCGCAAATTTGAAGAAGGTACTAGTCCTGATGCTACTGCAGGTGGTTCTAGAACTAAATATTCTAAAAAATTCAATAAATCTCGTAAATATAACAAAATGCGCAACTCTTCTCGCAAAACTAACCGAAAAGTTCGCAAAAGCAAAATGCATTAAATTAATATTAACATTAACTAGCACTAACAATTTTTTTTGTAATAGAAAATCCTAATTTTCTAAGAGATTTCTTTTTTTGAGTTTTACTTTTATTAAAAAATGTTTTCCATTTTTTTAACTCCGGGCTACTATAATTTTGTGTAGCTGCCCAAAATAACCATTTATTGTCAGCTTCAGTATGTTGCTGTTCAGACCAATTAATTAAATGTGGAATATTATAATTATTTTCTGGATTTGTATCAACATCTTTAATTTTATATTTATTCAAAAAAGTTTTTAATTCTGTTAAATCTGTTATTAATAATGGATGTGAAAAATTAGCATTTGTTGAATAAATTCCAACAAGTGAATCAAAATTTACAGTATCTTCGAATACAATTTCAGTTTGAACTCCATCCATAAATCCATAAAAATATTTCATAGGTTTTTCCTTTACATCATTAATTATTTTATAAGATGTTGCCCATGTTTGAATATTCTTATTTATAGTTTGATCATTATTATATTTTATACTAATTTGTTCTACAAAGTTTCCCCATTCCCAATAATTGCTATAATGTAATGATTTATTGTTTGTAAATATATTTTTATCAAAGAAAAAAAATGTTTTGTCAGTATCATTTGGTATTGCAACTTTAAAAAAATTAAATAATACTGATAAAAATATAACATTTTTGTCCATTTTTATATTTTCTTCACCATAACCAACTTTTTGTGTTTTAGAATATGATTTAAGTATTTGATCTTTCAAAATTAATGGTGCATATTTATTTTGTGTTGCGTGAACAAATAATACCATTATGTTATATAGTTTATAGACATTTAAATTATTTAGTTATCCAGTTATCATAACTTAAACATTTACAAATACATATACAAATACATAGATATACATACATATATGAATATATATAAACATATATAAACATATATAAACTAAACTATTTTTTCTATGGTAGCAAATTTACATATATATCCACAACAGGTAATCAATCACATTGACGATGGTAATGACGATGGTAACAACTCTGAAAATATTCCATCAGATCTAGATCCAGATTTAGATACAGATCTAGACACAGATCTAGATACAAATACCACACAACTTCATACACCAGAATGCCAAATTTGGACTGAAAAATATCGTCCTAAAACGCTTAGTGAATACTATATGCCTCCAAAACAGTTAGCAACTGTTAAAAAATGGATTAAATCTTATATGACAAACTCCGATGATGCTAAGCCTTTTTTAATATTATATGGAACAGCAGGTATCGGTAAAACAACTTTAGCACATCTTATTTTAAAAAAATATAAATTTGATGTTATAGAATGCAATGCAAGTGATTCAAGGAGCAAGAAAAATTTGCAAGAATTAATTGGGCAAATAGGCAAAGTATCTATTGTAGTAAATGATAAAGCCAGCCAAGATTGTGATTTTTTTACAGATACTATTAAACCATTTACACCATGTACACCATGTACACCATGTACACCATTTACACCATGTACACCATTTGCAAATGAGCACATAGCAACAGATAGGCGCCATAAAAAAATAGCCAATGGTAATCAGCATGTTAAACTTAGCAAATCTGCAAATACATCTAAAAAAGATGAGCTAACAGTTAAATCTTTTAAGCAAACCGCAATTATTATGGATGAAATTGATGGTTTAACAGGTGGTGAATCAGGTGGTGTTCATGAATTACTTGACATCATAGTTACACAAAACCCTAAAACTAAAGAATTCACAACAATATGCCCAGTAATATGTACAACTAATAGCATTCGTGAAAAGAAATTGCAGGGGTTAGTAAAACTAGGTGTTGTGGTTAATATAGGTAAACCTACCGGGTCAGATTCCCGCAAATTAATTGAACGGATACTAAAAACTGAAAAATTTACTATTCCAGATGAAAAGATAGCATCTATAATTAATCTAGCTAATGGTGATTATAGGCAGTTAATTTATCTTACATATGATGAATATTTAAATCACAATACTTACCTACACATGCACTGCAAGCCATTGCTACTTGATGCAACACCAACAACACCCACAACACCAACAACAACACCAACAACAACAACAACACACCAATCCCTAACAGACATGTCAATTTCCCACTATGATGATTCAGAGGATTATACTATGGCAATTCGCCTTGCAACAAACTTAGGTGATTCACCTCTTGATAAAATTAATCATTTTCTAACACATGATACTCCACTTTGTGATATTAAGTATATATGCTCAGGCGATTCAAATTTATTTTATCTTAATATTTATTTTAATGTTATTTCTATAATGAATACAATTCAACACAAGAAAAATGAAACACGCACAAAAGAACACCTCCAGATACACTTGCATCAATGTTGTAAAATTTACAATCTATTAAGCATAGCAGATGCCCTTAATGACCTTATTTACACTGATAAAAATTGGGAACTGTTGAATCTGTTTGAATATATGGGGCTTGCTCTACCAGTTAAAGAAATGAGTAATCTCAATATTAAACAAAAAATGCCATCTGGCAGTTACATTACACATGTGCATACTTTCTATATCCAACATCACACGCAATATAATTATATGAGGCAAGAACAAGCATTAAATGATAAAATGATTATATCTGATAGTGCTAAAACATATGATACAGATCCAATAAATATTTATTATAAATTGAAAATATTTGAAATAGAAAACAAGGCTAAAACAAGCAAACCAACATCGTTAAAAGCTGCCACACGTAAGCACATGTCGCAAAATCCCTATAATATAGATAAAAGTTATCTTAAAATCTTAGAAAAAATAGATTCCTTGCTAAAGTAAGGTGTGTGTAACTAGTGTGTAACTTAATGTAATATATACTAAATCACCCACCCCAACCCCCACTATAAATCACCTATATCTATAGCATCATTAATATCTTCAATAACAAATGGTTTAGGTTTTCCTGATGATGGTGATGGAAATACCCTATCACCACCTTGCATTTCGCCATCTTCTTCTAGTTCTTCACGTACAATATCTGCTTTTAATGCTGAAATATTTTGACCTTTTAACTCTGGATAATAAACATTTACTGACACATTATCTTTGCTAAAACGTATTTTCTGTGTTTTTGGATGGGGATGGGGATGTTGTTGGGTTGGGTGTTGTTGGGTCACTTGTTTTGTGTCTGTAAATGATACTGTACCAGTTTCTACAGGTGGATGCACTCCTATGGTTGCAGTTGTTCCAGTAGTTGTATCTGTAGCTGTGCGTGTGCGCACTCTAATTTTTCTTATTAGATTAGGATTTATTTTCATTTTATCAGAAAGTTTTTTACTAATATATAGAATACGATTGCCAATGCGTTTTTCTATAATATCATCGCGTGTAAGACCACCTGCAGTTTTTGTTGCCAAACCTTTAAACACATCTTCGCGTGTTCCTACACCTTTTTGCCTTTGTCTAGTTTCACCTGTTAAAGTATCCATGTAAAATCTCTACTACAAATAAATAAATTTACATTCATATGAAAACGCATAGAAGCTTATTGCTCTGTAAATAAATATCGTAAATTTTCAGGAATAACAGTTTCTGTAGTGTCTAGAATAGATTCAACCATTTGATTATTATTTGCAATTTTATCTTTCTTAAGAACACGTTTTTTAGACAGATCAAGTAACTTAAGCTTAGTAACTTCCTTTATAGCTACTCGTTCACTTAATTTTAGCATAATTGTATCAAATAACTCTGAATCACTTCCTAAACACTCTTCTAGAACCTCAATAACAGTAGACCTATTAAAACCAGAGGCAACATTCTTAGTTTCAGTTTCTAATACACGATTTTTATATGACCCATCTAAAGACACATTTTTAATATTATAGTTGCTAAGATATGCAAGCATTGTTTGCTCATAGTTTTTTTTTTGATTATTTTTTTTTCGTAATGTATCTTGTAATACTGTTTTTTCATCATCAATGGTCAAATACTGTTGTAGTGACATATTAAATACTTGGGTACTTTCTTCATCAATTACAGGGTATTCACTTTGTGTAGTGACGCCATCTGTTGCATTATCATCGCAATTACCTGCTGTATATTGATCAGTGTTTGTTATGTTTGTAGTGCCATTTGCCATGTCTTGAGTAGTATCGGCAATTATAGTGTCAATCTCGTTTTCAATATTTATATTGTTATTTATATTGTTAATATCCATAAAATTGATTTTTACTTTTAAATGATAATTTAAAAATATATATTATACTTGTTTGCAGCTTTACGATATATGGCACATGAACTTGATATTGCTGCTAGCCAGTTAGAGGCAGACAGCGCTACATCACTTCCTACATCACTTCCTACATCACTTCCTACATCACTTCCTAAATATCCAAAGACTAATTTATCTATATTTAAGGGGAATTATCTACAGTTCAGTAGAAACACATATCTAGATATGGTTATGTCAAAATTGTTTGAAAATGGTGTAATAACACAAGAATATATAAGGACATATCCTAAAGGAGCAACACTAGATAATAAAATGCAAAACATTAAAAAAGATATTAAAAAAGCAGTACTTATTGATAATGAAAAAATTATAGTTGAACTATCATTGACTTAACCCCAGTATTTTAAAAATTTAAGTTTTTGTTAGATCAGTCTAACAAAATAATTACTGGGATTAACAGAATATTTAATATTTCTTTTAATAATACTTTTCATTTTTTAAAATAATATAATAATAAAACAATAATAAAACAATAAAAATGTCTTTAACTAAAAAACATTCTAGCAGTATAAAAACAAATCATACTAATCATACTAAAAAAAATCTTGTAAATCAAAATGAAAATATTTTTTCTATTTTATCATTCAATATTTATGGTAGAGGATGTAATAGTTTTGATAGTAAATTAGTAGATAAATTACTTAAAGATAATAATATTGATGTTTTATGCACTCAAGAAGATTTTGGTAAAAATATTTATAAACCAATCAGCAACTATAAAATATTACCAGTTATAAAAAATAAATCTTGTGGTTATAAAAGTAGTGAAACAGTAGGTGTTTATGAGAAAATACCTAATAGTATAAACTTTGATAATTGTATAAACTCAAATCAAGTTTATAAAAAAAATAATATTAATAGATTTAGTATTATCTTTAATTATAAAAATATTAAAATTGCAAATTTGCATCTAGAAGGTGGTAGATATACAGATCAAATCTTATTAACAGATTTTGAAACATTATTACCTATTAAATTATCATTATTAGAAGATATTATTAAACAAGAACCAGATATTATATTAGGCGATTTTAATAGTGTTTATTGTAGTAATAAATCTATACTAAATAAGTTTTTAGAAGGTCAAAACAGTTATTTTGAAAATGTGGTTAAAAATGATAAACTAACTAAAAAAGATAAAAGTAACATTAAACAGTGGAATTTAGAACCATTTATATTATTAAAAAAACACGGATATACATATGCTAAACCACATAATGAGGCAACTATGATTACAAATGGACGTGGTAATTCTATAATAGATTTTATTTTTTATAAAAAAAATAAAGTTAATCTAGAATCATCTAATATTATTAATATTATGAATAAAAGTGATAGTTATAAAGATGATAAATGTATATCAGATCATAATCCTATATTTGCTAAATTCAACCTTATTTAATTTAAAATACTGGGGTTAAACAAAGCCAAACTTTCTGAGAATTGCTTAGCAGTCTGCTATTTACTATTCTTTAATTCTTCTTATTGCCACAGCATATAAATGTAAACAGTGATTTGCTACTTGGCAATGTTATTTTTTTATTTATGCGATATTTATCTTTTTGGAGAGAAATAAATATGTCAATAGATAATGGAATAGTATCTAGAGCATTTAAAAGTTCCTCTTTTTTATCATTTGGAAGTTCAGTAATATATTCTAGCTTGCTAGATATTAATAAATGCAATGTGTGACAAACAATATTTTTCTTTTCAACACCTGTTAAATAACAGTACTTATCACAAAATGTCATTAAAATAATCGCTAGCGTACCAATATTAGTAAAGAGTTTTTCAACAGTATAACGTTTTTTAACAACAATTGTTGTTATTTTATCTAATAATGAATATACAATTTGGCCTGCAGTTGCACGGGTAATATCATCACCATCACCATCATAGTTATTTGTTTTCCGTTGAGGATATACATGTTTAGTCTTTGATGATAATATAATTAGCTCAATAAAATTATCTGTATTAGCAAGGATAAAACGTTGATCAAAATCTGATAAAGGTAAATCAATTAACACAATGCGATTCATCGTTTTTATTACAAGTTCCTTTTTAACTGTTGAAGCTGTATCTGGTAAATTATCAACAATTTCACAGGCTTTTGTAAGTACTAATACAAAGTTTACCCTGTTTATAGTAATTGTGCGAATATAGTCTTGTAGTTTATTATAAACAAAATCAATGTCATCAAGATCTATGTTTGATTTCTTTTTATATTTTTGAGATCGAACATGGCGTAATGCTTTTTTATCTGATAATGTTGATTTGCGAATTTGATTAATATAACTAAAATCAGAAGTAGTATTATTAGTTGAGCTTAGTTCAGTAGCCGCGTGTAAATTTCCTACAGCTGCTAGCTTAATATCATTTAACTCTGCACGTGTTATGACATCAACCTGGGAATTGATCGCTTGTGTTGGAAATGGATAGCTTGGTGCAGGATGTGATAACATAGATTGCAATAGAGCCCCTTGGGCAGGAGATTGTAATTGTGAACGTGAATTTAAAAATGCTGTTTGCTTTTGTATATCTGATTGGGGTTGTTGTGGGATTTGTGGGATTTGTTGGGATAGTTGGGATTTCTTTGGTTGGAATTGTTGTGGTTGTTGTGGTTGTTTTTGTTGTAATGATAAATCAAATGATATTTTTGGTTTGCTTGATAATTTTGCAGTATTATATAAAAGTTGATTTTTCTCATTTTTCTCATTTTTCTCATTTTTCTCATTTTTCTCATTATTAAATCCTAATTGGCTTTTAATATCATAGTTATCAAAGGTATTAAAGGTATCAATATTATCAACTGTATCAAGGTTTAATAGAGTGCTGGTATCATTTAATAATTTTTGCATATTTGTAGAAATTTTAATATTCTTTACATCATTTTCAATCTTTTCAATCTCTTCAACTTCATTAGTATTTGACATATCTTGGTGGTTACCTATTATATTATTACTGCTATTATTGCTATTATTGCTATTATTGCTATTGAGCAATATTATTTCATCAACAATTGTCATTTTAGGTTGGAGAGATTGCTGTGCTAATACTGTACTTAATGTTGATGGAATTAGTGGTGATGGAATTAGTGGTGATGGAATTAGTGGTGATATGATAGGTGTTATTGGGTCAATAGATTGCTCATATGATGTACTACTGTTTTCAGTAGTATCTGATTGATAGTCTATTAGCTGTTTAGAATCAGACTCGCTAATAGTATCAGCTTTTAATATGTTATTTACATTATTCATATCTGTTTCAGTTAATATATTACTTGAGTTAGGCATAGTATCGTCAAGCAATGTATCTAGATGTGGAGATGTATCTAGAGCTGTGTTTATATCTATATTATTTATTTTTGTATCATCTATAGAACTTGTTAAATCATTTACAGTTAATGTATTAGTATCTGTATTAGTGTCAAGTTTAGTATCAGTATCTGTGTTGTTGGTATCTGTGTTGGTATCTGTGTTAGTATCTGTGTTGTTGGTATCTATGTTGTTGGTGTCTGTGTTGGTGTCAAGTTTAGTATCAGTATCTTGTGTTATATTACTAATACTAGAGTTAGTTAGTAGCTCAGTTCCAACCTCAGTATAAGATTTTTCAGTGTTATCAATAAGATTTCCAGATGCATCTTGCATAGGTTCTGGTTCAGTATTTACGTTTGTATGCGTGTTAATATCTATACAAGTATCTAGCACACTGTCTGCATTCATATCTATATTTATGTTAGAAAGTTTATTTTTAATTATAAATAGGTTGTTATAGTTTTAGTTATAGTTTTAGTCTTTATGTAAATAAATTTAAAAAATATCCAAAGCACTATCAGCTATATCCTTTAAATGACGGGATGATTTATAATTATCCCTAATTTTACAGGATATAGCTGATAAGCGTTTAAGGGATAACTAATTAATTATTAAAAATAATTTAAAATTACAAAAAAAAATAAAAAATATTAACTACCAAACCATTAATTATCTGTGCGATTGTGCCGTTGGTGGAAAATAACTTGCCAATTTGCCAACTAGCAAAAAAAATAAATTGCGCCACCATACTAATATATGTTGGTAAATCTATTGCTAATTATGTAAAACATATACATATACGTATACATATACATATATATACAACTTACAGTTAGATAGTTCGATAAAGGCGGGTACAATTGCGATAACGGTTGCCGTTGACCCATAATGGAATATTTCCAGTTAAAATTCTAGGAAAGCCTACGAATTCTTGACCATTGACATACCACGCTACTTCACCATTGGCATATTCAATAGCAGGCATAATGCCATCACGATGGCGTTCACCATTGAACCACCACTCATTGTCACCATTGGGATGTTCAATGGCAGGAAGATCATTGTCACGATGGAGTGTATCATCGATATACCACTCCTGGCGTCCATTGGCATATACAACAGCAGGAAGATCATTGTCACGGTGGAGTTTGTGATTGCGCCACCACTCCTTGTGTCCATTGGTACATACAACAGCAGGCAATCCGCCATTACGGTGGCGTTTGTCTTTGCGCCACCACTCCTTATCACCATTGAAATGTTCAACAGCAGGCAATCCTCGCTTACGGTAGCGTTTGCCATTGCGCAACCACACCTTTGTGCCAGTGAGAAATGTAATGGCAGGAAGATCATTGCCACGGTGAAGTTTGCCATCAGAGTTTCTGTGTTCATCATAGATTTTAAAAATATCAATAGCCATTACGCCATTTATAAAATAAGTTCTTTGATTACATACATCATCCTGCTGTGTGATTACAAAACCATTTTCCACAGTCATCTCTGCCTGCAAAATTGCTTTTAAATCACGTGTGATTGCAGATCTTCCTGTTGCAGGCCTTTCTTCTGTTCCCAAATATTTTGAGAACCAATGGTATTTGCTTAGCAGATTTGCTCTGATAGTGGGAATATCATCATATTTGCTAGCAATGTCACTGGTAACCTGTTTCAGAATTGCATCACCATCATTCAAATCTCTCCAGTACCACACACCATTATCATCTTTCCAGTCTTCATTAAAATACTCGAACAATTCAAGAATAACAAGTATGAATGCGAAATCATATTTTGTATATGGCATTTTAACAAAGTTTTTGTCGAGAAGATTTGTTCCAAAAGTTTGCTTCTAAAAGTCTTTGGGATGCGTATTTGCTGTTTCAGAGAAAAGGTTCTAAAATTTATACGCAGAATAATAAATTAGAAAACACTTATAAATTCAATTTTACAAAAAAATAAAATATAAAATATAAACTATAAACTAATTATCTAACTTTACGACTGTGCCATTGGTGGTAATGTTTGTGGTGTTCCGAAAATACGCCAAAATACCTTGCCAGCTGGCAAAGTAAACATAAATTGCTCCACCATACTAATAGATGTTGGCAATCCTGTTGCTAAATATGCCTTATGTAAATCGCCACATAATGGCTTCATTGAGTATGGAATCGCCATTTTCTTTAGTGTCCTTTTAACAAAAGCCGCCTGATATGTATTAAATAATGCTCTCGCAAAATATTGTACACAACCGGCAATCCATTTGAATAGATTAATATAGTTATTAGGCCCTTGGCAATATGAATCATTCTGAAATTCACTTAAAAATGTTTCAATATTCTTATCAGTCATCTGTTTCCAATAGATAAAGAACAGGTTCTTCATATTCCATGGTTCAAGAGTAATTGGCTTATTACCTTTTAACTCTTTCAATGCTTTATATTTAGGATTCATAATTTTAGTACGCTCACCATTAATTCCATACAGAATGAAACCCTGAAAATGCTTATCTTTAGTATCAACAATATTAATCAATTGTTCAATATTAACTTGATCAATAGGTACAACTACCTTGCCATTTTCAGAGCCATTCGCATCACCAACACCAACACCAACACTAACACCACTCTGCCTTTCAAAACTTGAAATGACCTCAGGTAAATTCAAGTTTACACCAAACTGTGAAACTTGCTTCTTAAAGTTGGCAACATGTATTGGGGTAACCATATCTTTACCTAAAAGGGTAAATGCATCTTTAATTTTTATATTTGCCTCACTATTTGCATCACTATTTGCCTCACTGAATACAATATTACTAATTGCTGACCACTCAACATTTGCTTGGCTAGATGTCTTGAACCTATAAACTGCACATAATGTATTAAAATTGCGCACGGTTGTACTAATCATACGGTTTTCAATATGTTCAATATTAAACACTAATACTGTGTCATCAATCAATTCGCTTGGAATATTATCTAGATTAGCATTGGCAAGTGCATTATTTTCTTCAAACATAGTGGCAAATGTCTTGGCCCCTGCAAAACTACTGGTTCCTACTTTCTTGCGAGTTGCATATTTAAGAAAATCTGCAAATTCACGTTTAATATTATCTTCAGCAGTAACTTGATGATCACCAGCATCAGCAATATCATGCTCATCATTATCAGCATCATTTTTTGATGTGATAGTTGCAGTATTGAGTTTTTGCATACTAGGGTTATATGTAAGCATTGTTCCCTCTGGAAACTTATATACACGGTACTTAAGCTTATCACGTGCCCCTTGATCATCTAAAATTAAGCTAGTTGTAATATCTGTTGGTATAATTGAATTACGCTGTAAAAAATCATCTAGCTTAACAGCTTTAGGAATTCCAAGTGATAAGATTTTCATATTAGTAGTATCAAGAATTAAATGACGGCAAAGTTGAGTAATGGCAGCATTAGTCTTATAGCCTTTCAGAGTTTTCACATAGTAAAGAACTACATATGGAGATGTAGGTGGGGGTGTTAGTAGTGGTGCTGATAGGGGTGTTTGTGTGGCTGTAATTACAGATTGCACCGCAGTTCCCTCTTGTGTATCAGGAGTACTAATAGCATCAGTAATTTCTGATGAATTAACAACTGGTGATACATTGATACCTGCAATTTGATCATTTACTGTGTCAATTGCATTACTTAAACTATCATTATCACCATTATCTGAGCTATCAATATTTGTGAATAAATACCTACGTTTTACACCATAATTGTAGTAAAGCTTATACATAAAATAATCAATAAATGTTTGGCGGATATCAACCTTTTTAAGATTATATTCAATGTAACAATCACCCATAAATTCATAGAATTGTGCTACAAGCGAATTCAAATGATTATTAAATTGGCTAGGTACTTGTACCTGGGATGTTTGAGTCTCAACAGACATTTTTAAAGAAGATAATTGTAGATGGATCACAATAGATTAACTAGGTAAAAACGCTTTAAGTTTAATAATTTGCAATTATATAATTCAATAATTTTATAATTTTATAATTCAATTTTGTATTACAATTTTTACAATTATTGCTATCGTTGCTATCAAATACTTACAAGTAAAAAAAAATGATTGCAATAATAAGTGATATGTATATACACTCAGTTGTGTCACGTTTTCTAAAAAACTTGCATAGAGTTTCATATCCTTTAACATTACATGAACTACATTCTTTTTCACGTAAATTCTTTGCTAACCGTGATAATATAAACATTTCCACAAAAATTAGCAATACAAAAATAAGAGCATAGCTAGAACCTATTATAGGTATCTGGGAGAGTAAATTATTAGCCGAAAAGAAAATATTGATTAATCCAACTATAAATAATAATGAACTTATAAACTTACCATTACTAATTTTCCAGCCAGTACTGCATGGGCAGTCTTTTTGTTTCTGGACATGTGAAATAAAATTTGTTATATGTAAATTGCCAAATGCAAATACAATGTTAAATAATATCCTTAAAATTGTAAATAATGAAAACATTTATATACTTTTATATACTTTTATGGCTTAGTATGTTATACCTTATTTAGAATATATTCATATCAAAAAATGCATATTGCAAAAGTTATAAAAATAAAAGTAAAACTTTGTAAATATAAATATAAATATAAATAATTTCAATAAAATCATAAATCACCTTGTACATAATGATATACTAAAAAACTTATTAGACCAATTGAAACATCAGCTAACAAATACATCCATGCATGTGCATTACCTATAATAGCGTTATAGGCAAATAAAAAATATAGAATGGAATGTATTGGTCTTAAATTATTCCACCATGCTTTTTGTCCAAATATACCAGTTGGTCTGCTTTCTGTTAAATATATATACATAAAACCTATTGCAGGTATTAAAGCTAAGTATCCTAAATATTTTAAATACTGTACACTTATATATTTAGCAATAATAACAAGTAAAGCCCTCACACTTATACATCCAATTAAAAAAAACAAATTTCTTTTTTTTATATTATTCATTTTTTATAATTTATTATATAGTAGGCATATATTAAATTATTTTATACTTTTTCTGCTTTTTAAAATAATTGACTTCATTTCACTGCACACTGGTTTTATTACCATTGTCACTAATTCATCCCAACTTTCTGTTAGACCTTTTATTTGGAAAATAACATGTCAAAATAAAAATTATTTTATTTAATTAAAAATATGTCAAATATATAATAAATTATAAAAAATGAGTTATACAAAAATAAAAAAATCTTTACTAAAACAAAAAAAATCACAATATAAATATAAAAAAAATAAAATTAGTTTAAAACAAATCAAAATACATAAAAATTTAAGTATTAAAAATAATATAAATTCTACATCAAATTCTACTTTAAATTTTAAATTGAATAAAAGTTTAGAAAATATTTATAAAAATATAAATTTTAATCCTAGTGAACAAACACAATTAATTAATACAATAACATTAAAAAAAAATACGTTTTTTGATAAATATAATACAAATTTATGTATTATTAATATATATAATAATTGTGATATTTCTAAAAATGCAATATTTAAACTTATTAATGAATTAGATATACCTAAAGATAATAGGGTATTATTAACTAAAGAATTTCTAAAAAAATTATGTAAATGGATTGATATATATCATCATGATACATATATTAAAACATGTATTTTAATATGGATATCTGATCGTTTTATTTGGAATATTGAAAATGTTGATAAGCGTATACCAATATGTGTATATGCTACTCCTATCAATTTAAATTATATTATTATTCCAGATAATACATTTTATATTTTAAATGAACAAAAAAGGTATGCAAGTACAGGTTTAGACTGGGCACAACAAAAAAAATTATTTACATATTCAAATACCAAAAAAAACTTAATTTTTTTTAGAGGTGTTGATACAACTAATTTAAATCATAATTTACGGCAAGTTATTAAATCAAAACTTAATTATGAAAAAGATAAAGAATTTAAAAAAGCAATGAAATACGAATTTTTAACACATAAAAATTATAAAAGTGTAAAAGAATTTAAAGAATATAAATTTTTATTAAATTTACCTGGTAGATATCCTTGGAGTACAAGGCTAAAATATTTATATTTATCTAAAAGTTTTATTATAAATATTAGAGTTAAAACATTAGGAGATGTTAATGATGATGTTTATAATTCATTTGTTGATTTGCTTGTGCCTGATAATTTATGTATTAATATAGATATGAATTATTATTATAATGATAATGATAATGATAATCCAAATAAATATGTAAAACAAAATATATATGAAACAAATAAAGTATATGAAAAAATTAAACAAATATATCATCAATATAAAAATAAAAACCCAATTGAATCTACAAAAGTGCAACAAGCATATGATTTAATTAATAAACTTGATATAAAACAAATTTATCAATATTATTACAAAATGATTTGTTTAAATCAAAAAATAGGTTTAGTACCAATGTAATATTTAATATTTAGTAAAAATTATAAATGTAAAGATTTAATAACTTAATAACTTAATAACTTAATGGGCATATCTGAAACAATAGTTTCATTTTTTTTACACCTTTAGACATTTAGAACGCCACGCCGATATTTATTTATAATTTTTAGGTATTATTTTTCTTGTAATATTGCCTTTTATACTTTTTATGCTTTTTTGCTTTTCTAAATAATTGACTTCATTTCACTAACAAATGCAGGTGTTCCTTCCATTTCATTTTGAATCTTGTTTAATAGTTTAACTATTTCACTGCACCCTGGCTTTATTACCATTGTCACTAATTCATCCCAACTTTCTGTTAGACCTTTTATTTGGAAAATAACATGTGGTTCCAATGGATGTGGTTTTTTATATCCAATATAGTTTAACAACCGTTGTTCTTTAGGCAATGTAAAATCTGCATACATTAAACAGAGATGTGACTGAATTAAATTGCCTAGTGTATCATCTTCATTATGCACTTTAATTTCCCAAGCTCCTTCAATTTGGCTCGAAACTGTTACTGCAACTTCATTCTCATTCTTTGCAACAATATTACCTATAAAATTCAATAACTTACCCTTTATAATTTCAATAGCTCGATGAAATATTACTAGCGGCGGAATAACACCTACAGTTTCCAATTTGAATGTAAAAACATTAGGATCCCCCTTTTCATTTATATAGAAATAACGAGCACGCTCAGTAAGTTCAAAACGCCTGTTTAATATTTCAATAGGCGGTGTAGTATAATTGCCCAGTTTAGCAACTTCATTTTGCGTATCAATATAGGATTTTAACCCATCAACAGCGCGCTCGGGGTCAACTGTATTAATATATGCAGCACACGCAACTGGACTAAACCGTGCATTTTCAGCACCATTACTAATGCAAGCCTTTGCTTCCAAATGAAACTGGGTTTTTTCATCAACAGTTTTAGTATAGGTTGTGCGCATTTCATCAATAACTTCTTTGCTATGTGTCTTTGCTGGTGTAAAATACTTAGGTCGCAGTTTTGTAATTACAATATAGTCTCCAGTGATTGGGTCAGGAGGAAAGAACCGTTTAACATCTTTCTTATCTAAACTGCGATTTGTTGATATCTGTTTAATAGTAAAGTCTTCAGTTGTAATCATACGGCTAGCATTTGTATCATTTACTACATTAATAGTAAATACATAATCTGCAATATCAAACTTATCAGGATTTGCAACATTTACAGGAATCATGCCAACACGGTGCGCTATAATTTGATTATGTAAAGGGGAATCATTAAGTTTAACATCTACTTGGTTTGCACTATATGGTTCTGTGCGAAAGCCAACAGTTTTTACCTGTGCTAGAATAACACGACGAATAGCATTAGCCATACTAAAATGAATATTAGCCATTTCAAACTCAGTATAGGTTGAATGCTTATCCCATGTTTTTGCATGGGGATATCGAATATTAGTAAGGTGTTGCGGTTTTTGTTGTCTCTTAGGTTGTGCTGATGCCGATGCTGATGCAGATGCCATTATATTTTTTTTTATTACTTGATGTATAAGTATCTGTTAGGTATCTGTTAGGTATCTGTTAGGTATCTGTTAGGTATCTAGATTTAGATATCTGTATCTAGATATATAGAAGTATCTAGACGTGTGTATTACTAATATAGTGTACTATAATTGTATATTTAAGTTGTTTATATTTGTCTTTCAATTTTATAGTTAAATTAAATGTGTCTATTTTCTATTTTTAGATTCTTATCAAATTATAAGATTCTTATTACAGCGTTTCTATTAAGAAATTTCTACTAAACTCCAACTATTCAACTATTCAACTATCTAAATATGTCTCAAAAACAGCAATCGCAACAATCATCTCAAGGTAAAAATTATCTATTTTACAGTGCACAATGCCAGCATTCTAAACGGCTTTTACAGCGTTTACAGAAAACTGCACTACTCAACATTATTCAGCTTGTAAATATTGATGATCCGCGTGTTACTCTACCACCATTTATTCAGTGTGTTCCAACTCTTTATATACCTACAACTCGACATGTACTTACTGAGGATCATCTTTTTGAATGGGTTGAGAATCAACTTAAAGTTGAAACTACTAGTGCAGGAAATGTAAATATGGAAGATATTACTGGGGATGCCAACATTCTACCATTTCATTCTAATGAAATGACACAAGGGGCATCAGGTGCTGCATATTCTTTTTTAGATGACACTAAAAATGATATGCTTAATCAAAACTATTCTTTTCTACAAGATCGCGACATTAACAAAATGCCTGAATTTACACGTTATGATGCACCTCCACCTGCCGGTACAGCTCCATCAATGGCGGGTCCTGTTCAGAAAAAAACTGGTGGAACAGTTGATAAAGAATATGAACAACTTATGAAGGCACGAGGTAACGATAATCGCCGTAGTGGACCACCAACAACCCCAAATTTCAGTTCTTCTTTCTAAAGAGTTAGCTATCTTGTAAAATAAGAGAATGATTATAAATTATCCCTCATTTAAAGGGTAATTGGATAATTGGATAATTGGATAATTATTTATAAAAATAGATATTTTAAATATTACTAACAAAAATTGATATAAATTTGATTATATATATAAGTTATAACTTTCAGGTTACAGTTCTCACTCATTTGCAACAATGACAAAGCAAGCAACCCCTATGCAGCGTGCAAAGCGTGAAATGCTCATCTGGCTGTGTGCAGTGTTAACATTCAACTTTACCACTGGCACTTCAGATTGTACCAAAAACGGCGCTGAATGCGAAATCAACTGGACGAACAGAAAAAAAACTGGGAAACGCCTTCAAAAGATGAAGCGCGAAGCACGCAAGAAGATACGCGCATCTGGTATATCAATTCAGAGGGAGAAAGAATTGTTTCACAGCATCAATGGCCGTTTGCAATCCGGACCCTCACACTTTGATTTTGAAAATCCTCAGTTCTCACTCACACCAAAAGATAAGGAAGCTGATCTTAAAGTAAAATGTCCACTGACTGGTCGTGAATATCAGTGTATTCCAGGAAACGCTGATAATGATTGTTATGAGATCGATTGTTATACAAAATATTTATGGTCTACAACCATTCTTACACACTACTTGGAGATTTTATGTTTTGGAATTAATGCAATTATATATTTTCCTGCAACCATTACAAAGCAAATCATAATACACATTGATTTTGGAATGTATGACCATGATGATGATAATGTTATCCGCTTAACTTTTGACCAAACAGCTTCAATTGAACAGTTGGCTGAGTTAAAGAGTCGTCTGACTAACTTTCTTGCAAGTGATGCAATGCAACCCTTTGCAGATACTTTGGAACGTATCAAACCAATTTCAAAACGTAAAGTGGAGCTCTTCTTTTCCGGTTCAACTGTGTGTGCAGCAACTGTGTTTGAAGCAGCAAGTTTGATTCACGATTACCTTGCTGACCCAAGCAATCAATGGTCTCGCACTATCTGGTATTAATAGTAAAACTTAATGCTTTTTGCGTAATGCTTTATGTAATTATGTTTTTTTGTTATTTTTGTTATTTTTGTTTTTTTACATAAGTAATATATATTGTATCCTTTGCAAAACTGCAAATTGCGTATTTATTTATGTATTTATATCTAGCATTTTATCAAATTTAAACTATAATAACTATAACTTTATTTAATTTTAGTACATTAAATATACCTCTAAATATACCTCTAAATATACCTCTAAATATACCCCTATTTACTTTAAAAATGGATTATACTTACCTTGATTATTTCAATTATTATCTTAAAGAATTTCTAAATGAGCTTATAACTAACTACCCAGCGTATCAGACAGGTATACTTTCTAATTATCGTAATCTTCTTGAAGGTCGTGATGGTAAAAATGATACTTATATTAAATGGTATTATACTAAGATTAATAACTATCTTTCCCAGATAGCTCATAAGGATATTACACTTTTTGCAACAAGCAACATTATTTTTTTAGAAGGTGTTGATTTAAGTGAAATTTGGAATTCATCTACTACAACAGATTCCACTAAACAGGCAATTTGGCGTTATCTACAAATACTTATGATTATTGGCCGCAAAATTATTCCTAATCATAAGGAAATTATTGAAATCCTTAATAAGATTGGCAACGGTGAAATTGCTGCTCCTGCTAAAGTTGAGCGTACCCTTACAAGTGAAGCTGCAGCTGAGGAAGATGAAAAGCCATCATCTGTTTTTGGTCTAGGAGATATTGCATCTAGCCTTGGTAATTTAGGAGGATTAGCAGGTGGCCTATCAAGCCTATTAGGTGGCGGTGGTAGTGGTGGTAGTGGTGGTAGTGGTGGTGGTGGTCTTGCAAGTGGCCTATCAAGCCTATTAGGTGGCGGTAGTGGTGGTGGAGGTGGGCTTGCAAGTGGCCTGTCAAGCCTACTAGGTGGCGGTGCTGGTGGTGGTGAAGGACTTGGTGGATTAATGTCTGGCATTACTGAAATGTTAAAGAATCCTGATTTTACAAATGCTATGAATACACTTAGCCAGCAAATGTCAACAATGATCCCAACACAAACTAATGCTGGTGATGATGCTGATGGTGGTGATGATGCTGATGGTGGTGATGATGCTGATGGTGGTGATGGTGGTGCTTGTGGCGGTGATAATACTGATGGTGCTGATGGTGGTGCTTGTGGCGGTGATAATACTGGTCCTAATGATGATGAACAAGCACACTCGCAAGCACATGCCAATACCAATGCCAATGCCAATGCCAATAATACATCAATGCCTACACCCCCACCAATTTTCAATAATCCTCTATTTGGTGATCTAGCTAAGGAAATTAGTACTACATTTAACTTTGATGAGTTAAATAATGGTGCAGCACCAACAAGTATTACTGATGTTATAGGTAAATTTATGTCAGGCAATAATCCAGCTAAGCTAATGGATTTAGTTGGTAAGTTTGGTTCTAAATTACAGAATGAAGTAAAAAGTGGAAAAATTAATCCTGCAGAGCTTTTAAAGCAAACTATGAGCGCAGCAGGTGGGTCAATGCCTGATGAACTCCGAAAAGCTGCTGAGGCTATGGCAAATAATCCCCAGGCACGTGCACAGCTTAACCGTATGGGTCAACAGCAAGCCACACGTGATCGACTTAAAGCAAAGCTTGAAAAACGGGCAAATGCGCTGGAAGGTCCACCAAAACGGTAGTAGTAGCTCTTAGAATAGTAAAGAATTTAAATCTTGTTTTTCATCAATTCCATTATTCCTATCATCCCCATCATCCCCATTAATATTCAGTGTATTTTCAAATTCACATAAATCACTATCTGTCATTGCATTATATGAGGCATCCTTTGCGGCATCCTTTGCACCTATAATATATTGATTATTTTCATTTACATTTTCATTTACCTGATTATGAATATCACCAAATGTATATTCATTTTCTATTATATTTGCAAATGTCATTTCATTAGGTTTCAAATTTACATTAGATATAACTGTTTTTTTATTAAGCAAACTCATTGTATTAAGCAATTCATTTTCAATAGTTGCATTTAACCCATTTGATATTTGTGAATGTTCAAGTGTTTTTTGTAATAAAATTTCAATGTTATCAAACCGTGATTTTAACACTTGTTGATTTTCCTCTAATTTAGATAATCGTTCATTAATTTGTTGTGACATAGTATTTAATTGTATATCTAGATGCTTGAGAGATTGATAAATTTCTCTAATAAAAGTGAATACATTTAAATTATTTATATTTGTAGATGGTGCTGATCCTGATCCTGATCCTGATTTATAAGTGCCTGACATTTTAGTTGATTATTATTAATTAAATCTTATTTAACTTTTCCACTTTTAGTTTTATATTCAAATTGTTATATAGTTACATTGTTATCATGCAAAATTATATCATCATATTATCATATCATCATATCATCATATCATATAGCTAAATGACTCACAAATTAATGTACCTTTGCGCTTAATTTTGTTTAATTCCTCACATGTATCTACATCATTGGCATATGTTATTTGCAATTGTTCTATGCCTGCAATAGAATAGCTAATTTTGCTAGTAAATAGAATTATAAGTGTAGATAAAGCATTGCTTATTTTAATATTTGTGTTATTACGCTTCATTCGTTCTTTATCTTTAATAACAAGTGTATTTATATACATTTCAATATCGCTATAAATTTTATTTAATATATAAATTGCATCTTTTCTGCTAATATTATTATAGTATCTCCAGATACCTTGAAGCATAAAAGAGTCATCTATTTTAATCATATTAGGAGTAATTGTAGTATCAATGTAAAGTTTGTTACCTGCTTTAATATTTGCAATAGTATTCAAATTATCAATAAAATAACTATTATTTTCATCTTTAGATAGAGACATATTAATAATTTATACTCTATTGAATAATTAGAATAAAAATTATAAATACTAGATACTAGATACTTAACAATATAAAGTGATAAAAATATAGCTAAATATATATGTATAAAATATAAAAAGAAACGGAAAAATGATTTTTATTGTAATAGTAATATGTGTTATTATATTATTTTACTATTGGACATCAATTAAAAGTATGTTAAGTTTTTTTGGCACTATGCAAACTGAATACTTATCTAAAATATGGCCATGGTTTTTTGCCGTCCTATTCATAAATATAATCATATTTATATTTCAAATTTGGTTTTATAATTCAAAAACAGGAATAAACGGTGCAGGACCAAAAGGCTCTCTAGGACCAGTTGGATTTAATGGTTATGAAGGTACACCATGTACTGTTGGTTGCAAGTGATAACTATACTGGCTCACTACAACCATAACATACTTGCTCAGCAAGATCTTTTCTAACAAAACCATTTAAATCATAATCTTGACAGGTTTTAAGCAATTTATTCATAGCTTGCCGATATTGTCCACTAGTAATTATTCCATTATCAGCAAGTGCTTTGCTTTTAGTAATTGTATTTAATATATCTTGTTTATTTGGTATATTAGAGTTATCTATTATCTTAAGAATATCGTTAATCACATTTAATGGTATATTCATATCAATATCAATACTATTTTTCCCTTTTTCTAATTGTCCCATAACCAATCCAATATTGCGCTCCTGAGTATCAACATATTTTTGTAGTTTACTCTTATTATGCTCACTATTAACAATATCAACCTTATCTGCCTGTACTTGTATATCAGCAGCTTTAGACTTTAACATTGCAATGCGTTGACTCTGCTGTGCAATTTTGTTTAAATAATACTGGTCTTGTTCATCTGTTGCAAGAGTTGATGTGAGTGGATTTTGTGAAGTGATTGATTTGTTCATTTGTTGAAAATTACGAGCACATTTATCAGCTTTTATAATTTCATCAACTATAGTGCATGGCTTTACACATGCAACAACTTTACACACTTTTCCATCTGGTAAACCTGGTGTAGTACCAGCTTTAAAAGTACCAATATATGGATTATAAAATATGTTAAAATAATTATTGTAATTTCGATATTCAAACACCATATCAGTCATTTGCCAATCACGGATTTCCTTTACACATGTTGTGGGAACACATCCAACACATTTATTTGCTTTAATAGTTTTGGGATCATCGTCTTTATTTGTAAATATATGACCTAATGCACTGTATCCAGTTGGTGGTATAGGTTCTAGTATAGTGAGTGTAAATAGGTCTAAAGCATTTGCACTTATTTTACTTGCTAAATATCCAACAAGACCAACATTATTTAAAATAGTAACAATAGGTGATGTTTCATAATTAGGTAATTGAGTAATATCAAAACTATATAGAGTATTATTCAATATTTGCGGTATAGTTAAAGCGCTAAATTTAGTAACAGTATATCCTAATTTTACTGGAGGACCATATGTTGGTGCAAGTGTAGTTGTTGGTGCAGATGTGGATGTTGGTGCAAGTGTAGTTGTTGGTGCAGATGTTGTTGTTGGTGCAGATGTGGTTGTTGGTGCAGATGTTGTTGTTGGTGCAGATGTGGTTGTTGGTGCTGCATGTGTGGTTGTTGGTGCGGCAATTGTACTTCTAAAAAAACTATTACTTGATAAATTACTAAGTTTAGAAAGTGATATTGTAACAACAGGATATTTATAAACATATACCATTGAAGTTCTAGCAAAGTCTCTAATTGCCTGTATTATTTGATCAAGATTTAAGTATCCTGATAGCTCTGGATAACCTTTTTTAAATGTAGCAATTTCCCCCGTAATTGTATGTATCATATTTTCAATTAAAGTTGAGGTAGATGTAATGCTATGTAAATTTACTGTATTATTAACAAGTGTTACATTATCAGGTTTTATTTTGCTAAAATATGTTTTATTACTAAGAATAGATGCAATATCATTGGCAGTTGCTTGTTGGTTAGAATTAATATTTGCATCTATATTAAGAATTATAGGGGTTGCAGACGTAATAAGGTTATTATTTGTATCTAATTGATAAAGTGTAACAGTGCAACCTGCTGGTAAACTAATAGTAGCTGTAGCAGGATTTGAAATAATTGCTGAAGGTGGAAATATAGTAGGTGCACTTGTTTGAAATAATTTAGTATTAGATGTAAATGCATTAAGTGTAGCAGTAGTATTTTCAACACTTATAGCTACACCATCTATAATTACGCCATTAAGTGCTGAAATTATATTAAGTTTATTAGTAATAATAATATCATTAAGTTGTGATAATGCCTGTATTGTAGTAGGTAATAGAGTAACTATTTTATGCAAATCATTAATATCATTTATATATTCATCAAATTTTGAAAAAAATGGGTCAAATTTTATACTCTCAAAGTTAACAACTGTCTTATAGTCTGTAGGTGGCTGCACATCACCTGATACAAAAAGTGCAACATCACTTGGTGGTGCATATATTGGATCTTGTGATAGCATATCACCTAATTTATACATAGCTTTGCCACTTGATACTGGAATTTTAGGTTTCCACAATGCAATTGGTTTAAGTTTTCTAGTGCTTTGCAAATTATAAAATTTATTTGACCATTTTGTAATACTTGAATTATCACAACTAGGAGTACTTAAATCATCAATAACTTGATTTGATTTTTTTTTATCTAAAAGATCAAGTGTTGATACATCTGCTGGGGCAAAGCCATCAATTTGTGTATTATATCTATTTGAAACAAACCTATAAACTATGTAAACTAATACTAATATAATGACTAATATTGCACCAATTTTTGCACCATGTTTTGTATAATGCATAAGTTTTTGCTTATCTTCTTTTAGCATTTCTAATTTAATAAAGTAGCATATTTTTTTCTATGTATTTAATCTGTAAAAGTATATATAAAAATAAATAAATGAATAAGTTAAAATGGTAAACTAGTAAACTAGTAAACTAGTAAACTAGTAAACTAGTAAACTAGAATGGTATTAAAATTATAAGTATTACTAAACAATAGTAAATACTAGTAAACAATACTAGTAAACATCATTAGTTAATATTAACATTAAGATGTAAGTTATTGGCATCTTGTGACTGTAACCGTTGATTTGCAATATCACGTACTGTATTTGCTGATGATTTTTGACTTTGATATCTAGCAACACGAGCCATATCTGCAGATTTATCACGTGTACTACGTGTAGTATTTAATTGAGAAATTGCTTGATTTAATTGATCAATTTGGTCTTGTTGAGTTTTGAGTTTAATTAAATATTGATTGTTTTTATCAAGGCGTATTTGTTCACTTTTAATCTTATCCTGTATTTCAATAGAATCACATAATTGTTGGGCTTGCACTTGTTTTTGAATCATATCATTCATGCTAGGACATACATCATTAGTTGTACCACCTGAGTTAGATGTGCTTGCCATTTGTGCTGTGCGTTGAAAATTTGTAATATCATTAGCTGATGGAACAGTTCCATAAAGAGAATGAAGGGCAGCAGTAGGTTTAAGAGCAAACTGTAGTGGTGGAATAGTTACAGATGGTGTAGGAGTAGAAGATGTAATAGATGATATTGAAATGGCAGGTGCTGATATAACAATGCTATTTGCAATTAATGGTGTACTAAAATAAATATATATTGTATGTGGTGCTACATTATTAAATGAATGTTTATCACATCTTGTAATTATACTATCATTAATCTGTAAAGTTTGGCTTGGATAAATACTAGTAGTATATTGAACTGTTATAGCAAAAGGTGTATCTGCTGAATACTGTGCAAAGTTTGGATATGTACTATCATCTAGAGATAGCTTTATAGAATATACAAGATAATCCTTATCAAAAGATAATTCAGTTATAGATCCAGCAGTTGTAAAATTTGTAGGTGTAACATTTTTAGCAACTGTAGATAATTGTGATTGAAACTGCTGATATGTTAAATCTTCACGATTACGACCATAGAAATCATAGTATTTAATGCACGGTCCTAATGCAAAATTTGTTGAACTATCGCCAACTGTTAGAATAACTTGATTTGTATAAACTGGCTGTGCATTTATACTATTAAGTACTGGAATAATTTTAATAAAGTTGTCAACACCATCAAAACCGATTGTTATGTGTGTACCCATTGTATTAGCATCATTACGTATAAACTGTGTACTACCATTTGGATCAACATACTGCAAAGTTACAGCAGTTGTAGCAGACAAGGGAATTGTATTATTAATAATATATATACGAATTGTATCTAGTCGTATGATGCTTGGAAATATAAATGTACATGTGTTTTGACTAGTTGAATATGATGGCATAATTTCGTTACCATATATAATATTTGATGGCATAAATGATTCAAATCCTTCATAGTTACTTCCATGCATATTCCCATGCATATTCCCATCATTATACCAATGTTTATCTATATGCCAGTTACCATCATTTTGCATATGTGATGGTATTGTTGTAAAAATTCGGTATACTATCATAATGCTAAGTATTAGAATAATAACACATAGCCAACTATCAATGTTATATTTATGAATAATATGCTGTAATTTATTTAGCATTTTTATTTTATTAACCTATATTTATATTATTATATAAGTGATATAAATATATTTCTAAACAAAGCAAATAAACTATCCTTTATAAATGCTTATAAATAACTAATAGCCAGTATTTAATTAGTTGTTGGGTCAATAGTAACCCATCTCTGTGAATTAGATGTATTGCATGGTTGCACTGTTATTTGTCCGTGATTATTTGTTAAACAATTATCATTATTATAGGATTTCATAAGTGCAAATGGATATTGTGTATTTGTATCATCAATAAGAGTATATGGTACTAATTTATCAATATTATTGGAATACCCAATATTATTAAGAATATTTACCATTTTAAATGTTTGCTTTTTATCAGTAGCATCACAATTATAAATATTATAATCATTTTGCCCTACACCAAGACATCCATTATTAAAATTAACTTGGTAACCTTGTTTAGTATCTCCTGTAACATCATCTGTATATGTTTGATTAAGTAAATTGAGTTCCTGGCCATTATTTAAAGATTTAAGTACTGTATACTTATTTGCTTTTTGTTTTTGTAAATTCATATCCGCAACAATTTTTTCTAAATCTGCTAACTGTGAATCTACATCAGATATAAGTTTATCTTCATTTGTAACTGTATTTGCTTGAGTTATTTGTGAATTTATAACATTATTTGCCTGTTCTTTTAATTTTGTAGCAAGCTCTAATTTATATGCTTGTGGATTAAATATAATAGGTGTATTTTTTTTGCCAACAGCATTAATTCGGGCAATTTTATCATTTAATGTAGATATATTGTTATATAAGTCATTTGTATATATATCATTTGGTATAGTTGTAGCTGCTGCTGTTGTAGTAGCCGCTGCTGTAGTAGTAGTCGCTGCTGTTGTAGTAGCTGCTGCTGTTGAGGTAGCCGCTGCTGTTGTAGTAGCCGCTGCTATAAGTTCAAGAGTAAATATGGCTGCTTCAGAAAAAGCACTAAATTGTCCAAATCGATCTATATGTGTATTATTTGGTCCAATAATTGTATTAGTATCTGTATCATAAGAAAACATATTTGTAACAGGTTGTGTATTAACAAATTTTATAGAATATTCACCAAAATTATTAGCTAATATTGGATCTATATTTGATTGCAAATAATAGGTTTTAGTATTATCTGTATAAATATGATTATTTTCAATATAAAATTTACAGGTAACAGGTAGAGTTGGTGTTGATTGTATAATATTTAAAGTATTGTTATTATTTAATAAATAATAAAATTTACTATTATAAAACTTTATATAGTAATAACCCGATGTAACTGCAAAACCATCAGTTTGTTTATTTATAATTAAATTTATCATAAATGCAGCAATAATAATAATAATAATAATAATAGTAAGCATTATATTGTAGAGTATGTTACTGAATTTAATAAATATGTAGATAATTTAAAAATTCAATTAGCGTAATTATAATAATATTTTAAATCGTTTATAGTGATATTATAACTAGTATAAATTATACTACATAATACACTATTTGTTACAATATCTGATACAATGTCTACAACAATGTTTGCAACAATGTCTGCAACAATACTATTATCTGATGATATAAATAACAAAATAATTTTTAATACTGTAACACCAGTATCTAATTATCTATGTGTTTTGAATAAATATAAAAAACGCAAAACAATAATAGATATAAATTTACATACACATACACATTACATACTAATGCAAACTTACTTAATTAATACTAATACAATTTTACAATTACTTAAATGTGCATGGATAAAATGGTGTCCAGATACTCATCCTCTTAAATTAACTATAATTAACTGTAAAGAAAGTAATCCTATACAAACATGTAATCTTAACATTAACAGACTTATTAGAGCATTTAATAATATACAAGATAATTTAGCATTACTAAAGTGTGATGTTATCACAAATAGTAGTATAGATAGTAGTATAGATAGTAGTATAAATAATAATATAGATTTTATAAAAGCTTTAGATTGTGTGCAACCATTAAACTATAATATATTTGCACAACTAAATGTAGGGTTCAAAGTGCAAACTATACACTACTCACCTTTTGTATTTCACATGCTTTTGTTATATATACTTGATAATTCAAATAATATATTCACCTGCTTAAATAATTTAATTAATTTAATTACATGTGAAACAGACTGGAATCAGCACATTATACCAATATGTACATTACCTCTTAATATGGGTTATTTTATTGTAATTTCGTGGGATATAGATAATGGTAAATATTATGCATTTTTACTTGGGGGTAGTGATGGAAATGAAGCATTATATAATCAACGTGCAATGGTAGAGTATATTGCAAGTATGCGAAATGCATGCAATTTACATACTAAATACAATTCACATAATACAAAGGTATCTAGCACCTTAAATAAAATTCAAATTAATGATAAAAATATTATTAAAGTAATTAAAAAATTAAAAACTATAGAACCATCAGACTTTAATCTGTTAATGAATGTGAAGTAGCAAATTTAATTTTTACGCTTTGTAGAGCGCTTTTTAGATTTACTACGGCTATTGCGACGGTGTGTTTTCCTATGATGATTTGCATTTCCTGATTTACTGGAATAATTAAATTTGCTGCAGCCGCAACTATTACCAGCCTCTTGAGGATATAGATTGGCGCCAGCAAACTTTCCACTTTGATGAATAGTACCATTACTAACAGCTAGCTGTTTACTACCAGTGGGAAAGCCGCTTGTATCACTATATCCCTGTGTACCTTTACCAAAAAATGCATTTGACATTACATACCTACCAGTATCACCACCATGTTGGCGATTATACTTGTTACGAGACCGTATAGCAGGTGGGCGCCCTTTATGTGATCGCGAACCTGTAGTTTTTCCTTTAAAATATTTGCGTTGAACCATTTGAAAGTTGTGTTTTAAAAGTTGTGTTTTAAAAGTTATGATTTATATTTTTAATCTTTAAATTTAACTAATATATTTTTTCAATGAATTGAATTGTGTAAAACAAAATCTTAATAAATTATAACAATGCATAGCAATCAGAGTAAAATAACTACTGGTAAAAATCCAAGTATAAATCCAACTATAAATCCAATTCTTAATAAAATAATAAATTGGGGTGCTGTAATATTATTTATAGGGGTAGCAATTGTAGTATATTACTTTGCATTTTATAAGAGTTCTCTGCGATTTGAACATTTTCAAGATCCAGATTCTACAACTATTTCAGATGCAATAACACCTGTAATAAAACCTGTAATATTACCTGAAAACAGTACAATTTATGAGCAATCATTGCAAGAACAATTTGGAACTAATGTTCGTACAATATGTAATATGACTCCTACATTAGATACTGCTGTATGTAAAATTGGAGGTGTAACGTTTTCATATCTACATTTTCCTGTGCAAATGATTAAAATGCAAGATGGCACTATTTTAGGTGTATTTAATGATGGGCGTATGTATAGTAAAGATACACAGGACGGTACTATCTGGGTTGGTCCTCTTGACAATAGCCTACCTAAATCACTTGTACCATTACGTATGATAAGTATTACACCAGATCTTTCATACTTATTAGGAGTAGGTTATGATAATCAACTATATAAACGCGCACTAGATAGCACAACAGGTAAGCTAGATCAAACAGCCCTATGGAAGCCTGTAACTAATAATAATGATGTTATATATGTTATATTTGACCGTGATACAAAATTTATGGTAACTATAAATACACAAGGCAAATTATTTATTAAAACAAATGTAGATATAACAACAGATAATACAGAAGTTACTAATTTAAAGCTAGATAGACCACTTTTACGATTATACTATGATAATTTTGGATATATGTTAGCTATCGACAATGCATTTAAGCTATACCAATTTACTGATAAAGATTGGAAAAAATCAGGGTTAAATTTGGAGCGTGGGGCAAATGCTGAGCAAATTAATGACATTATATATGCAAATGATGGTAAGTTAATTGCTTTAGTATTTCAACCAAATCAATTTATGTTAAAACTAATGAAACAGTCGCAATCTTATTATTTATCATCATTTATGCCTTTAGATATATTGCAAAGTTCAAGTGGTTCAAGTTTAGATGCAAAACCAAGTGCAAATTATGTTATGAGTGATGGTGATGTAATTGCTGCTAAAATTGGATATATTAATTCAACTCTAACATTAAATGATAATGATGTATTAGATCAAGATGTTGTTTTTGCTTTTAATCAACAGTCATTAAAAGATCAAGGTAAACTACGTGATTTTTGCAATAGTAGATATAATGCAACAGAAAATGAATCAGACAACTATGAAGTTTTATCACAGGTAGAGGAAAATAGTGAACGTATTAAACTATTAAAGGATGTTCTAGATAACTTAATTAAATATGATCCGGATAAAAAGGCAATACATGAAACATATCCTGCACTTTATCCACAAAAATAGGCTATTATAAAATACTAAATACTAGTAACTTAAAGTGTGCAAATACATTATATTTTTAAAATTTTGTTGTTAAAGTATAATAATCAATTATAAATCTAACTATACGATAGTAAATTAACATACAACATAACATGCAACATAACATGCATAGTTGGGATCGTTGGCGAAAATGTGCATTAACATTATGCATATTAACTGTGATTATTTATATAATATATAAGTTTACACCGGCTAATGATAAGCTGGAATATTTTGAAAATGGAGTGGCAAATGGTGTGGCAAATGAATATGTTAAATTAAGCGAAACATATTTAGATGATGCTAATCTTAAAGTGGATTTATTATATGCAAACTATTCAGGTGAAGAAGTTAAAAATGATGTTAAACAAGAATCTTGGGCTAATAAGAGTTTAGCACAATGCACAGATACTTGCAATAAGCTAAGTGGGTGTACAGGGTTTAGTCGTGATTTAGTTGGTGATGATGAACTTGCAACTTGTTATCCACGTACAGCAATAGATAAATGTCATAGTTATCGTAAAGGCTCATTTACTCAAAGGCAACATGCACTTGCATATAATACATATATAAAAACAACAACACCAAATGCACTAACACAATGTTTAGGAGATTCAAAGCTAACGTTAAATAGACCTATATATATTAAATCCTATGCACACCCTGATCGTTATATAGGACTTAATACAGGAGGAGAAATAGGACTTATACAAGCCAATGAAAGCGGTGTTGATTTTGGACAAGCAGCTAAGTTTATAATAACTACAGGTATGGATGGCTCTGGAACAGTTTCATTTAAACATATGGCAACAAACAAATATTTATATCGCGATGCTGGAGATATGATTACTGGGAAACTTTTAACAGGTAATATAGATAATATTTCAACCGATGATAGACAAAGAGCTAGCTTTAATATAGAAGATGGTATGTCTAATAATATTGTAATTAAATGTTTATCTCTACAGCTTGAGAATGCCGAGCGCTATATAAGTGTATATCCCAAAAATAACAAATATTTAAATGTGCAATCTGTTAGTGAACTAGATGTAAATAATACTTCCAATCAAACTAAGAAAAGTATTAAGCAACTGAAAATGATTACATTTGAGATTGTAGATACTATAATTACAAGCACTGTTCTAGATAGCCGTAAATATATTAAAGATGTAATGGAACCAATAAGAACCTATCCAGCTACACATAATCGTCAAATAGCTACTGATTCTATAGTTGCACCAATTATACTTAAATATAATGATAGTAATATTATACAAAGCTTTGCAGATATTAATGCAGGTGGTAATGCAGGTGGTAATGCAAAAGGTAATGCAGGTGGTAATGCAAAAAATAGTTCAACACCTACAGTACCCCTTGATAATTCAATGGATGATTATAATTATTATAAATTGATGAGTGGTAAGACGGGTAAAACAGATTTAAGCAATTATATAGATGATAAGTATCTATCTAATCAAGCATCTAATCCCATATTAAATAAGGAAAAAGATTTAGTTAGTCAATTGAATATGATGCAAGGAAATGCAACAGTAGATGATGCAACTAAAAAAGCTCAATTAAAATATAAAAATTTAAAAGATATGAATAAACATATTGAAAAATTAATGAATACAGAAAATATGCATGTTAATTCAACAAGTGAAATCTTAACAAGTAATTTAGATAAAATGAAAATTCAAGATTTATCTAAGGATTATTTCTTTCTTAAAAATATATCAAGTTAAGTATGTTAAATATATGTTTATCAAATATTAGCAAATGTTAGCAAATGTTAGCAAATGTTAGCAAATGTTAGCAAATGTTAGTATTTGATGTTAGTATTTATTTTATATTTTTCATAACATTTAAACAAACTTTATAATAAAAATATAAGTATATTTATAATATAATACATAGGAATACATACAAAATAACCACATAGATTTACTTAGTAAATATGCCGGCTCCTATAATATTAAAATTAAAAAGTAATTGGGGTGTAATATGTGCTGGTGTTGTACTGCTAATATTATTAGTATTAAACTATAATAGATGTTATGCAATGCCTGAAATGTTTTTTGGACCAACTGATGTAGATGTAGTTGCTGTACCTACCACTACACAACCAATAGATATTACATCAACAGATTCTAGCACATGTTGCTCTGGTACTTTTCCACCACCAACAAATATGACTGTTAATGTAACACCAACAACATGTACTATACATTTTACAATTACATTAAGTGCAGGTGTTCCTATACCACAAAAAATAGCAGCTGTACTAGGCAAATATGATAAAAATAAAAAAATAGTTGGATCTACTAATTTTTATTTAAGTGATGAATATACTTTAAATAATGCACAAGCATTAAATGCATCACTTAATCAAAATATGTGCAGTATTTTTAATGGTGTTCCATCATGTCAATATACATTTACAGATTTACAGGCGGCTGATACAAATGGTGATTCATATTTTTATAAAGTTGGTGTATCTGCAATTTATGCAAATGGTAATAGTGAGTTTATAACACCTATAAATATAGCATCAGACTATTTTGTTCTAGATACTAATATTAATGCGCAAACTGCAGCATATAATGAATATTTGCAATATACTGCAAGCCAAAAAGCTTTGCAAAATTCTACAGCTGGAATAGGTTCTGGTGCATCTAATTATAGAGGTACTCTAGCAACTGCAGATGGTCAATATGAAATGATGAAACAACAGCTAGGTAATTATCCAAATAATTTGGAGATTAGTGAAGAAATGCAACATGCAGGTACATTGGCAGATTTAGTTGATAAATCAATGGCATTAGGTAAAGTTATAGTAAATGTAAAGTCTGGTTAGTTTTAAATATGTATGTTAAAATATGTATGTTAAAATTTATAAGTATATATTAAATATAGCTAAGTATATATTAAGTATAGCTAAATAAAAGCAAGTAAAAGTAAGTAAAAATACATATAATCAAGTATAACCAAGTATAACCAAATAAAATATATAACCAAATAAAATATATCAATGAATAAACACAAATATAATAGCTATGATACTACTCTTTTAGTATTAATTGGTATTACTACAATTATTGTATGTATTGCAATAATTTATAGATTTTACAGAAAAATAGATGCATTTGCAAATGCTAATACTAGTATTAGTAAAATAAATCCTTTAGATACAACTCTAGAAGCAAATATGGTTGCATTAAGAAATGATTATGTAGGTATTATGAGTGATGCATATAATAAAATGACTTTACAAGATGAACATGCAATTCAAAATTTATATAATGATTCTATTGCAAATTCAAATATTATTAGTGCATTAAGTGCTAAACTTAATATACAAAAAAATAGTGCAAAAACTTCATTTCCAGTAGGTTCATTTATAAAAACTATAAAATCTAAAAATAATGCACAAACACTAAGTTTAGCTAGTAATGACCCAGAAGGTAAGTATAGTGTAAATGTGAATGATAAGTGTTTAACAGTAAGTGGTACTTGTGATAATAATTCGCCATATTGTACACAAGATTGCCAAAATATACTTTATACTAGTGATTCACAAAAATTTGAAGTATCAAATATTGCAACTGTAGCTGATGCTAAAAAAATAATGGGACCACATGCTAATATTAGTAGTGCAAATGTATACCCATTTAATGTACTAAGATCTGTAGTTGATAATACATGCTTATCTATGTCAAATAGTGGTGTATCACTTGAACCTTGTAATTTAAATGATATTAGACATCAATGGAGTATTTCGCCTGATGAAAATATTTGCCTAATGGCATAAATATTACTACTCATTTGGTTCACAATGTTCATATGGATAATCAACTAGATGGCATGCTGGCCAGTTATAAGGACGACGATAACGCGGAACATCATAAAAAGCTATTGGTCGCACACCTGCATTTCCAGATCCTGCAGATTGAAAACCAAATGGTTTAACTTCATAATTAACCCAGCTTTCATTGTTATCTGTACTATTCATACTTAACACAAGTATATAAAGCAATCCGCCAATGTAAAGTATAGCTACACAGGTAGATATTATTGTTGATAATTTTATACCTAAAATAGTTGTCATATTGTCTGATTACTATTTATAAAGAAAAAATATAGCTAATATACTTACATTATTTAATAAATAGTTACTAGCATAGCTACCTAACATAGCTACCTAACATAGCTATCTAACATAGCTATCTAACATAGCTACCTAACATAGCTAAAACATAACTATACCATACCTAGATATATAAAACTCGCATAATTTTTTTTTATATTTTAATTTTTTCTTTATATCAATAATTTTATCAATAATATTAGTATTAATGTCAGTCATATTTGTAAGTAGAGCACAGTGTGATTTTACCAATAATTCACATGATGGTTTAATAAATTCAAAATGGTTAATTTGACTGTAAAGATCAAAGTGTATTTTGTCTGTAAAGAATTCATATGCATCATTATAATTAAAATTATTTGGGAAATTAGTTTCGTTAAGCATTTGACAATTTATAATTAAGCTGAGTGTACCATATGTTTGATAAAGGGCAAGTAAAGTATCATTTGAAATATGGCGCAGACCTTCACTATAATCTGTGCCTAAACAAATGCAAAACTCAGTCATTTGATCAGGTCTAAGATTCATATTATCAATAATTAAATTGTAATTATATAGTTTAATATAATCAGTATTATAATCAAGATCTAGAATCATATTACAGCCCATTGCAAGCAAATCCATATCATGTGTATAAATATATTGTACTACCTTGCAATCATTTAAATGTTTAAGAATTTTATCGGCCTCTATATGTTTGTCATAAACATATGGAATATGCAATTTATTTAGTAATTCCATAATAGATTTAGAATCATTATATTTTATACATATTGCACGTTTTTTAAGATTAATGCGGGTTGCTGCGCAATCACCAATGCCAATATCAATAGGTATATCAGGTACAACTTGCATACTAAAATCACTGCTATGATCACTGCTATGATCACTGCTATGATCACTGCTATGATCACTGCAATGATCACTGCCCTTGTCATCAGATGTTAAAGCCAGTTTACATTGCTTAGGTTCTTTTTCAAAAGAACTATCCATAATTTCAAGTTTTTGCTTAGCATTATCACGTTGTTTTTTCCGTATATTAAGTATTCTGTCTTTTTTTTGACTTGGTTTACCGTCAAATACACATATTATAGCTATTTTAGCTTTAATAAATTTAAGTAGCAAGTTAATAAGTTCAAGGAGAAGTTGTTCATTGGGGTTTGTAGAATGTGTTGTAATGCAAAACCGTTTTATTCTATATATTATATGAGACATATCTAGTGCTACAACACTATCTGCAAGTTGATTAAGATGGATATATTTAACATTGGTTGCAGAGTACCCCTCAACTATTTGCTGTAAATGTGTAACACCCATATATAATATGTATACTATGCAATCTACAAGTTTAAAATATATTGTATATTATCTGTAAAATTATCAATTTTTAGTATTTTTTTGTATTTTACACCATTATTAAGTTATTGTAAAGGTTATTGTAAAGGTTATTGTAAAGGTTATAGTAAACATGTAAATTATTTTATTTTTTGTATTTTTTAAGTGTAATTTTGCTTGAAGCCTTGCTTGAAGCCTTTCTTAAAGCTTTGCTATCATGCATTTTAGCTAAAACCATATCTGAAGTTTCAAGTGCACCTTCAACCCAAGCTTGGTGGTGACTAAATTGTTCTCCACATATATAGATTTCTTCATGCTTGAATGGCTTAATAATTTGAGGTATTAGTTTTTCACTATCTGAACCAGTTTTCCAGTAAGCAGCTCCAATAGTCCATGGATAGTGCTTAATCCATTTTGGTTTAGGTATATCAATATCTGGAAACATTAAATGTAATTGTCTGCTAAGTTCAGCTTTAAATGCAATACTATCATTAGCAACACTCTGCATCCAATATTTAGCATATTTGCCATCTGTATAGGAAATCATAGTAACACCTGCATCATAATTTATAGGTATTATATATTTAATTGGTAGATTTGTTGCCACTTTACCAATACCGTCAAACCATATTTTTTTAGTAACAGGATTTATAGGATAGCATGCATACATACGATACAGTGGTTGTGGTGAAACAGAATTAATAAGCTTAGGTATTTTGTTATAGATATATTTAATTTTTTTTAGTGCTGGTTGAGTTAGTGCAAGTATAAGTTTTGATGTTTTGAAAGTTTTACCATTGCTAGATACTAATGTGTATGTGTGTGTGTGTGTTGTGTGTGTGTTGCGTGTGTTGTTATGTTTTCCATCAATTTGAATAGCTAGCAGTGGTGTTTGCTTATGAAGTGTTATTTTATGTTGAATATGGCTATATAACTTATCTGTAAGTTGTTGTAAACCCCCTTTGAGTATCATATATTTAGTTTTAGCTGCGAATTCATTAGTAAATAGTTTAATTGCATCATAAGCATTAAGAATTGAAAGTTCAGAGTAATATGGAAATAAATCTTGTATATACTGTGATAGTGTAGGATTTTCACTATCTAGATACTGTTTGATAAATTTAACAAGTGTTGTATTGATAAGTATGGATTGTGGTATTTTATTATGTTTTATATAGCTAGATACATATGTAATTATTGAGTCTATTGTAGGGTATTTGACTGTTATAGCGGTATTATAAAGTGGATTAACAGGTATGTATTTTGTTGTTCCATCTATAGGATAAATTTTATCTGTAAAGTTTAATTCTTTAATAAGGCTAAGAATACATGGTTGATTTGTACTAAAACGTGCACCACCTACATCAAGTATTACATTAGCATGCTTTGCATCTGTAGTATTTGTTGCACAAGTACATGTAACTGTATGCAAACGTCCTCCAATACGATTAGATGATTCTAAAAGCAAGATTTTAGTATTAGGATTACGCTTAACAAGTTTATAGGCAGTATATATTCCTGAAATGCCTGCACCTACTATAGCAATATCATATTGATTCATTTTAAATCTATCTAGTATAATTAAAGATTTTTTAGTGGAAAAGTGGAAAAAATTGTAAAGTTGAAACTAAGTTTTGCTAATAAGATATGCAGCCAATGTGTTAATTATCTACTTGCTTGCCTTTTTGACAGCTTTAGGGGCAGCAGGGGTGGCAGCAGGGGCTGAAGCATCTTTCTTGGCAGCCTTAGGCTTAGCCTCTACAGGGGCAACAACCGGGACAACAACTGCAGCAACAACTGGGGCAACAACTGGGGCAACAACTGCAGCTACTACAGCAGCAACAGGGGCAACAACTGCAGCATCAGACTTTTTAGCACTAGTTGCCTTAACTTTTGCAGGCTTAGCTTCAGCTGCTGGGGTAGCTGCAACTGCCGGAGCAGCTGGGGTAGCAGCCTTTGCAGACTTTGCAGACTTAACTTTTTTAGGTGCCTCAGTAGTAACTACAGCAACTGTTGGAGCTGTTGGAGCTGCTGCAGCCTCAACAGGAGCAGCAAGAGCTGCGACAGCTGCTGCAGCTTGAACATTTTCCCGCTCACCCTGGTAGCGAGTCTTATCAGCAGTTTCCATAGCCTTATAAGTTGCCATATCAGCAGCAGATAGATTCTTCCAGTCAGCACTAACTAGACGGGAAAGCTCACCAAATGTTGCATTAGTATTAGCCTTCTGCACTACAGGGCGGTGAGCCTGAGTGAAAAAGGAGAAAGCAGTACGCGGCTTCTTAACACTAGAAAGCGGGTTATTGCGGCGGCGCTCACGTTTAAGACGCTTCTGGACATTCTCAATGCTACGAGAGCTGACAACAGCCCAACCATCCTCAAACTTAAAGGCAAACTTCTCAGCTAGAGACTGGACAAGTTTCTGAGATAGCTTAAACGACGAATCGGTCTGTGCAATAAGAGCAGTTAGAGACATTTTAGATTAAAGATTGTAAAAGTTTTTTACTTATTCTACCTTCATTGTATATCTTTATATTGTTTTTTATACGCACAAAATATAGTATTTCAAATTGATAATATATTTTAATATTTAAACAAAACAACAGCAAACACAATAAAAATGCAAGGGTAGAACTTTACTAGTTTTATCACTAATTAAATTAAATAAATTTCAAATATAACTATAGATAATCTAGATATTCAATGTATAATTCAATATATAATTCAATGTATAATTCATTTACAAAGCTAGCAAAACAATTCAAAGTATCGGCTTACAATTTATTTCAAAATAAAGTGCTTGCTATAAGTATTTGTATTTTATTAGGCATTATTATAATATATTCAATAAAATATAATACTATAGATTTATTTAATTTTACAACACCTACACAATCAATACCATTTCCTCCTGAGGATCCATCTGATTTAATCTCTGTAAATCCAATTGCACCTACTAATGCATTTACTAATTTTAATATGAATTTTATTAAATTATATAAAGATTTTAAAGGGCAATCAGACACCAATATAGGTCAAATGGCAACTCAAGCAAATATAATAGATGGTTTAAATACTCGTGTAGGTACACTTATTAATAAATAGTAAATACAAATCATACAAATCACACAAATCTTACAAATCTATAAATACAAAAAAAATATTTTAAAATTATAATAGATTATATATACTGATTATATATACTGATTTAATATATAGTTTTAAAAGCACCTTGTAAATATATATATATCAAACAATGTCTAAAATGTTAATTAATATGTTAATTAATTTGCTAATTATAATTATAATTGTAATACTTTCATATGCTTTATGTTGGCAAACTAAAAGTTTTGCATGCCAAAGCTCTCATATTGTGATTGGACTTGCTGTGCTTGTACTATATCAAGTTTTTAATAGCCAAAAAGTTCGCAACTTTTTTAATCAACAAGAAAATTTTCAACAACTACCTGACACAATAAACAGTTTTTTACAAGGTGAAAATATTAATCGTCCATCAAATCAATCAATAACATCTATGAGTCCAGCTACTAGCCAGCAATATATGGATAAACTTGATAGTCTTGTAGCAGCTGTAGCTGCACTTAATCAAGATAGTTCAGCTACATCAAGTGCTGCAAGTGCACCTAATACATCAACTGTTGATCGCTTAAATCTTGAATCGCTTCAGCAATATCAAAATTTTCAAATTCAATATCTCCAGAGTCAAATTAATAAAACAAAGGATCTTATTAATAGCCAAAAAATGACTGAAATAAGTAAACAATATAAGCCAATTAAAGTCTATAGTAGTTGTGTAGTATCCAATGCAGATGGTAGTACAACTGCAAACACACCATTATCTTCAACTCAACAACAATATAATCCTCAAGTACCACAACAAGTTTTAAATACATTATCTCAATCATCAGCAACAACTCCATCAGGACCATCACTTTTACAACAACAACTTAGTTTATCAGCATCAACTGGTAGCATTGGTAAGCTAATAAATCAAGCATTAAATGCAAGTGAGCTTAATTTTAATGTTATAACTTAGTTTAGTAATTATTTTTGTGTTATTTTGTTGTTTTCTTGTTTTTGTTTTTTTATGTTTTTGTTTTTTTATGTAATTTTATATACATATATAATAAACTACAAAAAGTATTTTGACAAATGGGTGAAAGCGCTATAGTGTATATAATATTATTTTTAGTAACATTTATAATTGCAGGGGCATTTTTATATATTTATTACTTTAAAGAATCTTTTCTTAATGAGACCATAACAACACCCTACTGTGAATGTGCAGCTGGTCAACCCCTATTCAACTCTATAATTTCTAAATTTTCGGGTATCGGAATTAATGTAACTCAAGTAACCCAACAAACAGGTAGTGATCAACAATTATATTTAATTAATACAATACCAATAAATGCAAATTCAGTAGCAGGTTCCGTATATGCTATTGATAATAATAACCGTCTTACTACTGTTGTAAAAAATATGAATGATTCAAATCAATATTGGACTATTACGCCTTATGGTACTGCAAATAATTTAATAAATATAGTTGAACCATACATACAAAAAGTATCAGGTGTACGATTTGCTTTACAATATGAACATGGTAATTTATCAATTCGCCCATTTGAAGCAAATTTTAAAGCACAATACTGGTTAACATCATTAACTGTTTTTAATGTTGGTGTGCCAGTAGTTGTAGTAAATCCTGCAAGCATATACACTCCTGAATTTGCACAGGTAGGAAACTTTACACCAGGTAGTGGTATATCTACAACTCTAGATGCTCAAAATAATCAACAAGTTAACAATGTTATTAATTTAATACAGGCAGGTGTTCAACAATACATGACTCAACTTAATGAACAAACAAATGGCACAGGTACAACTTCATCATCATCTCTTGGCAATAGCGGTAATCCACTAAATATAAGTGTTAATTTAAATAATGATAAGGGCAAAGATAGTGTATCAGCATTTACTAATATTAGTAATACTACTGGTACTGCATCTAGCAATGTACTTGATGTAATTGGTCTTCTTAATGCATATGAAAATGCACAAAATCCCATTGCAGATGACTACACACTTTATAGGGAAAGTGATTTAAAAAAAGCATTACATCATGCATCATCTATGCATACACCTGATGTGCGTGACTATGTTTCTAAAACTATCAGCACATGTAATTGTAAGCTGTGATATGTTAATTATATCTTTTTTCAAATTTTTAAGTTTTGTATATTAAATATATTTTATTATATAATATTAGTATAATAGGAAAGAATAAGATAGAATAACATAGAATAACATAGAATAACATAGAATAACATAGAATAACATAAAATAATCTAACTTATTAATATAATTAAATCATAAATGCATTACAATAAAATTAATATATTATTTGGTTTACTTGCTATTACGTTAGTTATGTGCTTAGCACTTATGCTATTAAACAATACTCGCAAAACTACATTAATAGGTCCTAATATAATTGCAGAATCTTTTGAGAACCCAACAGTAGCAGCATCATCAGGTGATCCTGTTGTTGATGCTATACAGGCAAAACTAGCAGCATCATCACCTGATCAACTTCAAAGCACTATTAAAGCGCTACAGGCTCGCTTAGTTGACTATGGATATGCACCACAACTAAACTCATATGTTAAAAAAACTGAACTTAGTGGTGATGCAGGTAAATGCACAGTTTCACGTGCAGAAGATCGAGATAAATATATAACCAAATCTGATTTACCACCACCAGGTCCCCGTATTAATCTTAGTGAATATGTTAAGAAAACAAGTATTCCACCTGAAAAGGTATGCCCTACTATGCAAGATGTTGATATGAGTAAATATGTACTTAAATCAACATTACCGCCTAATCAACAATGCCCTGCATGTATTGCACCAAAGGTAAAAGTTAGTGCAGGACTTTGCAGAGAGTGCCCACCTAACCCAACATGTCCACCTCCTCAAGCTTGTCCAGTACTTAAATGTCCAGAACCACAGCCTTGTATACAAAAAGAATGTGCTAAATGCGATGAGATTCGCTATATTAAAGTTCCAGCTGTTATTACAAAAACAATTCCTGAGCAACGTATTGAAGAACCTCAACCTCAAGAGCGAGGATTTTTTGATCGCATGTTTACTCAAAATAATAGTAGCAGCAATGATACTCAAATACAAAATAATGATATGGTTAAAAAACGTCTACGTAATGATGAAATTAATCGTGAAATTGCAAATGCAACAGTTAATATTAATGCAGTAATACCTACTACTACTAGTGCTGCATGTGTTCTTAATAATAGTGTTCCATCTACAACACTACCTTGTGCTAGATCACAAGTTTTTGTACCTAATCCTGAGCTAAATAGTGAATTCAAACGTTTTGGTATTTATGGGCCACCTCAAAAATATTCAAATAACCATATATAGGTTTATACCCGATGGCTTTAGGCAGGAACTCCTGTAAAATAAGGGATAAATTATAATCATATCGTCATTTAAAGGATACTTTTTTAACTAAATCAATTCGTTTTTTTCTTTTATTATTATTATTAGTATTTCAATAATGCTAGAATATATTACATCATCTTACTCAGTTGCTTTAATTGCAACAATAATTGGTTTATGCTTAATTTATGTTTATGATAAATTTGAAAAAAAACAATATACTGGTGCTAATTATTTTAGATTTGCAATTTTAATTTATATTGCAACTTTTGCATCATTATATTTAGTGCATTTAGCATCAAGTAAATTATCTGCAGGGACAAGTATAACAACCATGTTTGGAGGTGGATTAACAAATGGAGAATCCACAGCTACAACTAGTCAAAATCCTTTATCAACCATGAATGAATATTCTAAAATGCATTTAGAACAGTTTAAAACAGGAACACCTACATTTTAACTATTTTAACTATTTTAACTATTTTAACTATTTTAACTATTTTAACTATTTTAACTATTTTAACTATTTTAACTATTTTAACTATTTTACATAATAACGTATGCCTAATAACGTATGCCTAATAACGTATGCCTAATAAAATATATTAAATTATAATTATATAGTAATAACCAAAGATTATAAGAGTCAATCACTAAGTTTAAAACTATTCAATCACTATAAAAATGCCATCATCATTACTTGATATTAATGCAAAAGTTGAAAGGTTTTTTAAAAATCCAAATATAAATTTTTTTATTATTATGAATTTAGTTTTAATTATTACATGTTATACTCTTCTTAATAATGATACTCATACATCAATACGTTACATCCTAAGCAAACCTATAGTTATAATCATATCTATTTGCATTATAATTCTTATTGGATATTTTAATTTAAATATTGCAATTTTAAGTATAGTGCTACTATTTATTATGTTATTTACAACATCATCATTTACTAATACAAGCAATCCAATATCAAATTTAAATAATACATATAATAATGCATATAATAATTCACACACTAACTCTAACACTGAAAACTTTACTAATAGTAGTGATAGTGATATTAGTGATAATAAACTAGCTAAACAAGAACATATTGCAAAAACAAAAGCAATAATTGAAAAACAACAAAATGAGCATCGTACACAGTATAAAGCTGATAAAAGGGCAAAATTAGAAGAGAAAGTATCTAACTTTGCAAATATATTTACTAAAAACATTAAATCGCTAAATGAAACAAATGAAAACCAATTAAAAAATGGACTTATTGAAAATAAACAAAAATTACTTGAAAAATTAGAATCTGAAAATAAAACTCGCAATAATACAGATGGACATAGTAGCTCATTTGATAATGTAAAATCTAATACTACTGAGAAAGGGTTAAAGGCTTCAAAGGGATCAAAAGGATCAAAAGGATCAAAAGGATCAAGTGAACAATTCCAATCAATTGAAATTCGTAAATTTAATCCAACAAGTGAAGATGATACTAATCTCTTAATTACTAAAGAAATATTACAAGATATGATGAATCGCATTACATATAATTATGAATCTACTACATATCTAAAAAAATATTTAAAACATCGCTTAGAAGAAATTATTGATACTAATAATTTACTTAAAGATGATGATGAATAATTTCTTCTGTTAAAGTAACAATGTTAAGCCATACTAAAATAAGTCAGGCTATAAAAATAGCACATAATAATGCTAATAATAATAATAAATTAAACCATACAAAAATTAAAGATAATATTTGTAATTCTGTAGATCATATTTTTAAATTATTACCAAAATTTACACAGTACACAAACACAATATCAAGCGATTTAATACATAATACTTCAACGTTTGTTAAACATTTATTTACAATAAAATCAACAACAAAGCTATCTAGCACTGTCACTTTACGAATTTATCCTTTAAAAAAAACTAACATATTTTCATCATCACATATGGAATATATAATACCATCATATTTAGATATATTTAGTCAACTTTTAAATAACAAAGAATGGTTAAATACTACTACTTTCACATCAGAAGAAATATTAGAGCTAGCTACTCTATTTTCCAATAGTCAAGATAAGGATAAAACTGGAAATAAAACTGGAGATAAAACTGGAAACGGCAACGACAATAGTAATGGCAATAAAATTAATGATATATATACATATCTAGATACTCATAAAGTAGGAAACAAATTAGGTGATGTGTTTTATTCATCATTAGTAAATAATAAACTACCAACTACAATATTAGAACAATATCCTAGCATTAAATTACATAGATTGCTTATTAATGATTTTACAAGTTGGTCGATTATTGCCAATATTGAAAGTACTATGACACATGTTGCTATTGTATCATTTACATATGAAGGTACCGAATATGCTAATTCTATATATATATTTATTAATGAACATACAACAACATCTAGCATTGCAAATATAACTAAATTAGCTAAAGCTATTGTGCATCGCATTATATTCTATAATAAATTATTAAATACATCACGTGTACCGCAGCGGTTTATTTTATATTTAACAGATTTAGAAAAAGAATTTGATAATAGTGTTATTGCGCATAAGCATTTTAAAACGCAAAATATAAATAGTGCAGTAACCAACAAACAAGATATAGTTATTTATAGAAAACAGGAGCTATTTAAAAGTATATTTCATGAACTTAATCATTTTCACACTATGGATTTTACAACTATACCACCAACTGTATTAAAACATCTTATTAAAACACATAATATAGCACGCACAAATACATATCTTCTTTATGAATGTGTTACAGAAGCCCTTGCAAATGTATTAAATAATATATATTTATCTAGAACTATACTTGACTTTAAAAGTAATTTTGCAAAGGAATTACGATTTAGCACTATGCAAGTTGCTAAAATATTAAGCATTTCCAATTATACTAAATGGAATGATTTTGCAGGAAATAGTATGCACATAGATGCACGAAAACACTTTAAGCAAGATAGTTGTGTGTTTTCATATTATATATTAAAGTGGTATATATTATTAGCATTTCCAACATATATAGTTAAATGTCTAGACGCTAATACATTAAAATTTAATGTAAATTCACATGCACATACTGCATTTAATAATTTAATTAAAATATTTGATGCTGGTAGAACTAACCCATTACTAAGTGAAACAATTGATATAATATTGCAACTAATTAATACAAATAAAAAAACTTCTAATAAAAGGGCTGCTAAAAGGGCTGCTAAAAAAATTGTTAATAAAGGTACAATAGGAAATATTACAATGCAACGTAGGGCAACTACTTTAAAGTTAAAAGAAAAGCAAAAACTTTTTAGTACTTTAAGAATGACATGCTTATAAATTAAATTAAGCAGCTTTATCTAAATACATTATTGTATCATATGTAGCATTTGCAAGCCGGTATGAAATATGCGTAACGTGCTCGGACGATATAAATGTATCCATTGTTAAATATAATTTAGATGGAGTTCTTATACCTAATTGCTTTAATAAATTTCCATAAGGTGTAAATGTACCTTTATCAACATTAATTGTTGAAGAATTACCTAACAAAATTTCCACTGTATTTTGAAAATTGCTAGACCCTATAATACTTATAATTGGATAATTAATATAAAGTTGGCCATTAACTATAAATTTAAATGCATCAATATTAATTTCAATCATAGCATTTGAAAACAATAAATATTGCCCCTTTGTAAATTTAAAAGTTCCTATAAAATTTAAAGGGTTAATTGTTGGTAGTGGTGTTGCAGTTGGTGTTGCCGTTGGTTTTGCAGTTGGTTTTGCAGTTGGTGTTGCCGTTGGTTTTGCAGTTGGTTTTGCAGTTGGTGTTGGTGTTGTTGTATATCTAGTAGTAGTTACTTCATTATTAAAAGATTCAATATTTGTAAAAGGTAACTGTAAACTTTTGCTATTTGCAAATGCAGCATCAAACTCACTATTTTTATAATTGTAATACTGATCAGCATCTATTAAGTTATTAAGAGAAGATTGTGATTGTTTAATTGTTAAAGGTATTAAATCTGCTGGAATACTTGACATTTGGTTTGATAATGCATCATTTATGCCATTAATTGTATTTTGGCGATTTGATAACCTAGTATTAATAGTATTTGTAATATCATCCGCAACAGTTTGCAGCATATTACCATTAGTATTAAACTTTTGATATAGACTTGATAAACATGTTTGATAATTAGGCGATTTTGTAGTAATAGGACACATGTCTTCTAAAGTTTTAGTGTAATTATATTTTTTTGTAGGATCAAGGTTTTTAGTAAGATAATCAGAATATGCTGTTTGACAATCTGTATAGCCAATATTTTGTACAGCTATATTATCATCAAACATTGTAGTACATAAAGGAATGCTATTAATTGTATCTTCAGCAGTAATATCATTAACATAATTTATTATGCTATAATTTGTCTGTATAGGTGTTTGTGAAGTTTTATATCCATTAGACCCTATATATTTCTGTTCAGCTGATAATGGTATATTAACACATCCATTACTACATGATGTTTGAGGAACTAGTTGTGGTTGAGCAGTATCCTGTATGCGAGTTGGTGCAGGAATTGTTGTAGTAGCTGGTCCTGTTGTAGTAGCCGCTGCTGTTGTAGTAGCCGCTGCTGTTGTAGTAGCCGCTGCTGTTGTAGTAGCCGCTGCGGTTGTAGTAGCCGCTGCTGTTGTAGTAGCCGCTGCTGTTGTAGTAGCCGCTGCTGTTGTAGTAGCCGCTGCTGTTGTAGTAGCCGCGCCTGTTGTAGTAGCCGCTGCTGTTGTAGTAGCCGCTGCTGTTGTAGTCGATTGTACAGGTTCAAGAATAAATGTGTCTGGTTGTATATTTGCAAGTCCTGACTTATTTATATACATGTTGTCAGTGTTACTAATTTTTTTAGTACTCTCATTATAACTAAATATATTTGTTGGTGGTGGTTGTGTATTAGCAAATTTTAGTTGATTCCCATTTAAATACAAATAATACATGTGATCAGCATCTCTATAAATATAATTATTATAAATGTAAAATTTCCCAGTGTCAGATTGACCAGTTTCACTAAAAATATCTACATTATTTATTTTTAAATATAAAGTAGGGGGAAGTTCAGTCTTTATATAGTAATAACCATTTGTAACTAGAAAACCATCAGTTTGTTTATTTTTCATATAGATCATATACAAAATACATATAATAGACAAAATACATAATATATATATTATATATTTGATATATTTGGTATATTTAGAATATTTTTCATTATTTAAAGTCATTATAAATGATTATAAATATATAATTGACTAAAGATTTTATTTAATAATTCTTTAATAAATAATTATATATATTATTTATTATTTATTATTTATTATTTATTAACATATATTTTAAAGTTTTTTACATTGATATTAATAATTATTTAAAAATTATTTAAAAATTTTAATAGGTCAATATAAATATAAATATAAAACATAAAAATAACTAAAAAATAGCAAAAAAAGTTAATATGTACGTGGGTGACGTGGATCAATAGGTTTATGTTTTTCATCACATTTATGTATAGTTTTAGCTTGTATATATATATTATATTTTTCTTGCTCATTTATATTACCACCAGCAATATTTCGAATAGTTTCAATAACTTTACATATAGAATGCTTAGTTTCAGGATTAGGTTGCATTGATATAATTTTGTCCATAATTTTCTTATAATTGTCTTTATTTGTTAATTTTTTATAATTTTCATATTGCTTAGAGCTTTGATTAACAAAATCATTTGGATTTATATAAAGTTCGTTATACATTATATCAATATCATCATTAGTAAGGTTAACATTTGCATTGTAAAGTCTACGAAGGTCACCATAATTATTTTTGATAACTGCATGAAGTTCACGTGTAGTTTCAAGTTTTTGCACTTCTTTTAATTCTTGCGGCATATTTATAATAGTACTATATTTAATTAATATTAGCTCATTGTCATTTTGTTTTATTTTAACTTCTTGTATTGGTATTTCAGCAAATACTAGTTCAGTTAAACATTTGCTAGCTTCAAAAAATAAATTACGTAATTTTGATAAAGGACCATCAGTTTCTACAAGTGGATGAATTTCATTAGCCATTTTAAACATATCTTCTTGTGCTTTAGCTTTTTCAACTGGATATTGTTTTTCATCAATAGCATCACATATTTCAGCAATCTTTTCTGGATTAGGTTTTGATTTAGTAGATGTAGTATTTATTATTGTTCCTTGAGTATATTGACCAGATTGACCAGGTTGAGAATCTCGCAGTATATTACCATTAAATATAGCATCTTTAATAATATTTTCAAAATCTTGATGCCTATCTGTTTGTTTTTGTGCTTGTGATAATGGAATTATTTCTTTAATTTCTGCATATTTTTGTTCTATAATTTTAGTAGCGAGTTTAGTATCAGTATAAGTATGTTTATATTTTTGCAAACCAGTTCTACAATACTGCAAAAACTCTCTAATATTAGTAATACCATTAGTAATATTTGTCTTTAAATTATTAAAATCCCTATGAAAATCTGAATTACTATTTTTGGCTATATTTTTAAATAATTTATCAATTTCATAAAATTCACTTTGAAAATAATATATAAATTTAATTCTTTCTATTTCTTCTATAATATTAATAGCTTCAATAACTATTTTTTTATTATTAATTTGTATTTGCGATGGGGTAGCTTCTTTATCTATTACTGTTATAATTTGCTTTTCATTAGTTTTAAGTGTATGAATAAGTTCATCTATTTTATTTTCATCTTCACTATTTAAAGTTTGTGGAGAATTATGATCTTTATTATTTGACTTACTTGTGCTACTTGTGCTACTTGAACTACTTGAGCTAGTTGTATTTTTTTTGTATTTTTGTCTTATTAATGGTGATAATTTTATTGGAGTTTCAATTATAGCTGGGGTAGCTGGGGTAGCTGGGGTAGCTAGCGTAATTGGTGTAGCTTGTGTAGCTGGTGCTATTAAGTTGGCTCTTCTTTTAGCTATAGCTGCAGCTAGCTGCGGACGTTTACCTCCTTCCTGTGTACGAATTTTTTCAAATATTTTATCATACAAATTTAATTTTGCTTCAATCGCATTAACTAATGTATGACATACAGTAAAATCAACTTGTAAACGTGAAGCTGGTGTTTCATTAAAAAATGCAAGTTTTAATTCTAAAAAATGATTTTTAATTTTATCAAAATGATTAATCATTGGATCAATATCAATTTGTATAAATATATTAATTGAATTTAAATTTTGATTTTTACCTCCTAAAAATAATGGACTAATTATATTACGAATACTTATAGCATTTTCTTTAACTTTTTCAATGTGTTTTTTAATTATATCAATATTATCAAAAATATTAGTTAATGAAATATAATAATTATTTATTTTATTTTCCCAATCATTTAAAGTAGCATCAGCACCTGCTTTTTTTTTATCTAAATTATCAAATTGAGTTTTATAATTATCAGCTTTACTTAAACATTCATTCATATCTTGAACTAATTTTTCATTTTCTTCAAAAAATTTCTCACCTACTGAATTAACACGTTCAAAATCAGGAATATAATTTTTATATTTTTCAAGCAATTTTTTATCAGAACTGTTTAACTTTGTTTTATCACGTCCTACTAAATCTTTATATTCTTTTAACTGTAAAATACTATTAGATATATCACTAGTTATATCTCCATATTTTTGATATATAGATTGGAACTCTGTAGAGTTTTTTCTAAATATAGCATCTAATTTTTTAAATTTTGGTTGATCTTTTAAAACTTTTTTATTTAAAGTTTTTATTTTAGTATTTAATTTTGTATCATTGCTTTTAATCATGTTTAAATCATGAGTTAATACAGTAGATTTAACATTTTTAACATCTTTAAAACTGTTTTCTTTTTGTAAAATTTGAAATATAACTTTTTTTTTAGTATTTGTTAAAAATTGTGTTATTAAAGTAGCTTTTTCAACTGCATAGTCTTCTATATTTTTAGCACCACTTTTAAATGATTCTATTGTTTCAAGCATTTTAGTTTTATTTTTATTAAAGTCACCTATAAAATTGTCAAATTTACGCATAAAATTCCAATGTGCAAAATAATTAAATATACCTAAAAAACCACCATTTTGTTTTTTTGTTAAAGAGTTTGTAAGTGATATAGGATGTTTTAATGAACGGGTAGTATTTTTATATGTGAGTAATTTGCATTTTTTTTTAGCTTTTGTATTAATGTGCTGGTGTTTTAATTTAGTATGTAATTTTTGCTTACTTAATAATAGTTTATGTTGTATTAATTTAGTATGTGTCATATCATCTATTTAATATATTTATAAGATTAAAATTTAGATTAACTAAATTAACTAAATTAACTAAATTAACTAAATTAACCATAATTTAATTAAATATAAACAATATCTAACAATCAACAACAATCAACAACAACTAACAACAATCAACAACAATCAAAATTAATAATCAATTAATAATTTATAAAATTGATTATTAAATTTATAAATTCTGCAAAATATAACTTTTAATTTATACACTATTTTACACTATTTTACACTGTTCTATTCTATTTTGCAAATGGCGCTTACTTTAACTAGTAACCCAAATATTTTATCAAAAATTTCATTTTGTGATAAGGAATGTAGTAATATTAATGATAATAAAACTAAATCCCTAATAGTAGAACTTTTAGATAAAAATCATAAAGTACAAATTATTTCAAAAGATTATATGATTCTTAATCCCAATACTATAAGAAATGTAAGTTTTCATCAACATATTTTAAGTATATATAGTGATGGCAACCCATATTTACTGTATTTAGCTAAAATAGATGGGGTTAATTCAGCAATTTATATTGATAAAAAACTTAAAACTGGATATACCTATCCAAAAATGCATTGTGTTAAGTATCGTTTTGATGACTCTCTTTTTGAAAATGAAACTATTTTTACAGGTGAACTAATTCGTGATTCTGAAAGGCGATGGTATTTTCTCATAGATAATATTCTTATTTATAAAGGAATGAGCACTAGTGATAAAAATGTGTTAGGCCGTTTTGAATTAATCCATAATATTTTTAAAAATGAATATACACATGATCCCCATCTAGAAATATGTCCTTTACAAATTAAAAAATTATTCCTTTATAAAAATGTTCGTACCCTATGTGAAGAATTTATTCCTACACTTTCATACACATGCAAAGGTATTATATTTTACACTATGAATAATCGCCATAGTAATTATGCATATATTATACCACGCGAAGCAAAAATCCCTATCAAAAGTAGCCAAGAAATTGATAATATTATTGAAGAACTTTATCCAGAATTATGGGAAAAAAAGCAAAATATTTGTACTACTAATAGTAATAGTAATAGTAATAGTAATAGTAATAGTAATAGTAATAGTAATAGTAATGATATGATTCTGTGTGAAGATAATTTAAATGATTTGAATGGTTCAAATGATTCAAATGGTTCAAATGGTTCTAGAGATGATGATATTCCTAAGTATAGTGAAATACCTGTAAGTTCATCTATAAATACAAATACAAATACAAATACAAATACAAATACAAATAAATATGTTCAAATAGCTACAAATAACATTGTATTTTGTATTTTAAAAACAGATATGCCAGATATATATAATCTTTACTATTTAGCTGGTAATCAACCTATAAAACATTCAATTGCATTAGTTCCTAATATTAAAATTAGTCTTTTCCTTTATGATACATTTAAAATGAATCCTAATGCACTTAATTTAAATATTGAATGTACATATTCTACTATATTTGCAAAATGGATCCCCATGCGATTTGTAAATAATCAGCCATTTACACTATTAGAAGTAGAAAATATAGAAAAAAATGTTAAAGTTAGTTAATTGCTAATTGCTAATTGCTAATTGCTAATTGCTAATTGCTAATTGCTAATTGCTAATTGCTAATTGCTAATTGCTAATTGCTAATTGCTAATTGCT